ATGATAAAGCTACTTTCACGCTACATTTCCGTAGGGATTGTAAACACGGCATTACATTGGGCGGTGTTCGGCATCATGGTATACATCATGAAAAATGACCAGGCCGTGAGCAACGTGGTGGCATTTTTGATAGCTGTGACATTTTCATTTTTTGCAAACGCAAAATTTACATTTAGCGCAAAAGCCACCGGCCGAGGGTATGTGCTATTTGTTGGATTTATGGGACTACTAAGCTTTATCTCTGGTCAGGTATCTGATCACTACAACATTTCCCCTCTCATAACGTTGATAGAGTTCTCCTCCATCAGCTTGGTATGCGGCTTCTTATACTCCAGGTTCATTGTTTTTAGGGATCCGAAATGAAAATTTCTCTGATTGTGCCGGTGTTCAATGAAGAAGATACAATACCTATTTTCTACAACACTGTGCGTGGACATGAAGAACTAAAAAAATATGATGTTGAAATTGTGTTTATCAACGACGGTAGCAAAGACGCTACAGAATCAATCATTAATGCTCTCGCCGTATCTGATAAGCTCGTCGTCCCCATATCATTTACGCGCAACTTTGGAAAAGAACCAGCAATCTTTGCCGGCCTTGAGCGTTCCTCTGGTGAAGCAGTTATTCCGATCGATGTTGACCTACAGGATCCAATCGAAATAATTCCATTGATGGTCGATAAGTGGCTTGCGGGTGCAGATATTGTGCTGGCAAAGCGCGCAGACCGCTCCACGGATGGAAAACTGAAGCGCAAAACCGCTGAATGGTTCTATAAATTACACAATAAAATAAGCGATCCAAAGATCGAAGAAAATGTTGGTGACTTTAGACTTATGTCCCGCGATGTAGTTGATAACATCAAACTCATGCCGGAACGTAATCTCTTTATGAAAGGTGTGCTTAGCTGGGTAGGTGGCAATACTGATGTTGTTGAGTACACACGCGCAGGACGCATTGCTGGTAAATCAAAATTTAATGGCTGGAAATTGTGGAATCTTGCTCTGGAGGGTATTACCAGTTTTTCAACGTTCCCATTGCGAATATGGACCTACATTGGTTTTTTTGTAGCCGCTGTATCCTTTTTGTTCGGTGCATGGATGATTATAGACAAGATTTTTTGGGGAAATCCGGTCGCGGGATATCCATCTATTATTGTTTCAATCCTTTTCCTTGGTGGGATTCAGTTAATTGGTATCGGTGTGCTTGGTGAGTACATAGGTAGAATCTACATCGAAACCAAACAACGGCCACGTTATATAGTTAAAAAACAAGACGGGATTTAAAATGTTCTCCAGATACGATAAAAAAGCATTGTTTATTTACTCAGGATTAGCCCTGTTGTTTATTTACCCGTTAATCCAGGCAGGCATATATTACAGAGATGATTTAGACAGGTCTATAACTGGATATTACGGCTGGCGTGGTTTAGGTCGACCTTTTGCAGATATTTTAACCAGATTTTTTTCTGCCAGTGGGCACTATAACCTGGACCTATTTCCTTATACCATGCTCGCATCATGTATTTTCTTAGGCGCATCTGCGCTTGCGCTCAGTAAACACCTGATTAAATCAGATATTCCGAACGCAAACATGGTTGCCGCACTTTTAATATTCAACCCATTCATTTTGCAAAATATTGCGTACAGATATGATAGTCTCGGAATGTCGATTGCCTTTTTCCTTACGGTGGTTGCATATACTTATAAAAATAAAAATCTGACGATAGAGGTTGCGACAAAATTAATCGCTGGCGTATTATCTTTAACTTTATATCAACCATGTGCCAATATTTTTATTGGTTTGCTTGCAATTGATGTAATCATCATCGCAACAAAAAAAGATGTAAAGGTCAAGGAATCAATAATTTTCTTATTCAAAAAAACAATTTTATTCGTATCATTTTTTCTTATCTATATGCTTTTCTTCTCGCCTAAAAATAACTCTCGAGCAGAATTAATACATCTAGACCAAGAGGGATTAGAGCATCTGGCCAAAACATTAATTGCCTTAAAAGAAATGGTTCTTTCTTATCTATATCACCCGGTTTACATTTACTTCGCAATCCCAATACTTATAAGTTGCGTGTTTATGCTCATTGCTTACCGTAATAATATAAAGCAAATAGCATCATTTATTTTGTACGGAGCTGTATCCTTTTTAATATTCATTATTTCACTTATGGGGCCAACATTATTACTTCAGGACGCACCAGTACTTCCCCGTACTTTAGTCTCATTTTCAGTTATATTGGTTATAATTGCTATCCCGATTATGCGTTTCGCTCCTCGTTTTAAATACGCTGCACTGATCCCAGTCATTGCTTCGCTTGCTTTTAGTGCTCAACTAAGCAACGCTATGAAGTCACAACAAGAATATGAAGATTTTGTTTTTAGCATGATTGCGCAAGACATTGCCACTCATAAAGACATCGTATCCATTGGTACTGTAGGCCAATTGAATAAAAATGAAAGAGCAAGGTTATTAATAGATAACAAACCACTTATAGGCCATTTCGTTTTTCCAGCTACTGAGTTTTTAGCGTCATATCAATTGGTCAACAAAGGGTTCACGCAAACCCTTCATGGTTATGGGGATGAGCAAGAAAATAAAAACAAACTATCTGATATCATAAAAAAAGGTATTAAACCGGTCTCGTCAAATGAATATTATACATTATTCATTTCGGACAATAACGCCATCGTGTTTTTAGGGAAATATAGCAATTAATTATTTCCAGCCCTCGCACTTAATGCTGAGGGCTTTATTTTCGAAGAGTCAGCACCAATCATATCCAGCGAAAAAGAAGTTACCCAGAGCTCGCCAGGGCTGAAGTGGTGAGTCTGATAGTTGCCCGGTAATTCCATTCCTTTGCCAATTTCAGGCAACGTAACAGCACTAACTCTCACAGCAACAGGTTTCAAATTTTCCTTATAAGCAAAAATGGGTCCATCAGCCAGCTATGCCATGGAAGAGTAACCCTCTTTTTCTGGCAACCCACATCCAGCATGGTGAACCTTACAATGTCAGCAAAGCGTTGCTGAGTATTGTCATACTCACGGCTTGTCGTTCAGGGGAAGCTCTAGCCATGAAATGGTCTGAAGTTAACTTTAAAAATGCTGTCTGGACTATTCTGCAGAAAAAATGAAAGCCAGTCAGATGCACCGTGTACCACTGTCAAAACAGGCAATGGCGATAATTGAAAATATGTGGGGCCTGCATAAAGAGCTCGTTTTCCCTTCTCCACGTAAACAGATCGTTTTATCAGATATGGTACTGACAGCTTTTCTTCGCAGAGTCAAAGCTAAAAGCGATGTTCCTGGCCGGGTTGCAACAGCACATGGATTTGTTCGAGTTTTCGTGATTGGTGCAGTGAGCACGGATACCGTTTTTTATTTTACCGTGGGGAGATGTCATTCATGACCCGTTGTCCATTTGACGTATAAGGAGCTATTGAAAGTCATTGTTTATGCGGCTTCGCTTTCTGCATATTCGAGACTCTGCAGATACTGTAGCGCCACAGGGTCAGCAATATATTCAACCAGCCCGTGGTGACGCTCCACCTCATCGATAATTCTGCTGAGCTCGACCCGGAAGAACTCCTTACGCAGGTTGATGCGGTTAATCCGGTAGCTTTCCAGATGGTCATGCAGTGTCTTTTCAAGCGTAGGAGCGTCATCGCAGGAAATCATGGCGTGGACGTCAAAATCAAACGGCACGGCTGCGCCACTTAACTCTTTCACGCGCTCCATAGGCTCCAGCCGTCGGGTCATACCAATTTTAAAAACGTTTTCACCGAAGGAGCCGATATTAGAAATCACATACACATGGCCCTGCTTCGTGAGCTGGGCCATGGATTTGGCGCGCTCATACTGCTGATGCACGTCCTGGATTTTTTGCTCCAGCTCCAGACGCTGTCGTTCCAGCTCTTCCCGGTGAGCACCTTCAGCAGCGAGCAGAGCCTCCCCCAGTAAGCGCTGCTGCTCAGCAAGGCGTTGCTCCTCCTCTTCCGCTTCGCGCTGCTGCTTCTCCAGTTCGTCCTGACGCTGTTTTTCTTCCCGCATCTGACGCTTGAGATCTGCCTGATATTCTTTTTCTTCCTGCGCTTTTTCCAGCAGGGCCACCTTATCCAGAAACTGCTGTTTTACGCTTTCCCAGTCGGCATTATCTTCAAGTTCCAGAAAGGTGATTTTCTCGCTTATAGCAGCATAAGCGTCTCTCTCTTTTCTGAGCTGGTCGTACTTGCTTTGCCAGTTATTCACCGTAGTGCCGGAAAGCAGTGTTTTGACTTTGAATTTATACGCGGAGTCCACAATACGCTGCAGTGCCCGGGAGGCTTTATTTCTGGCATTGTGAAAGTCATCCCACTGACCGGAAAGCTGTTTCTTTTCCTGATACAGGCCGCGAGCCACTTCAGTACTGACGGTTTCGTCAAAGGCTTTCTCTTTCTGGGCCAGGTCCGACGCGGCCTGTTTCGGCTATCCGATCATCGGCATCCAGGAACACCACCCATTCGCCACTGTGAATCGCCAGTGCGGCGTTACGCGCGGCATACAACCCCTGATTTTCCTGATGGATAAGGACCAGTCGCTCATCGGTGATAGCGCTGAGAATATCCTGAGCACGTTTGAGCAACTACATCTGAATAAAGGCGAGGTGTTTGAGCGCGGTGTGATAAATGTGTTCAAAGGCTTATCGTGGGATTTTAAGACCAATAGCCCATGTAAATTTGGGAAGAAGATCATCGTGACGGGGCTGGTCAAATTTGACCGGTGAGGATTTGGGCTTAACTGGGGCCGGCAGTGCGCTCGGTTAGCTGATCTTGAGCGGATGCTGATGCTTATGGATGGTCAGCCTGTCCCCGACAATCGCGCTGACGTTACCCGTCGGCTGAGCGACCATATCCATGAAAACCGGCACAGCAACCGTTACGAAGACGAGATGTTTTCAATCAAATACTTTCAGAAGGGGACGGCTCATATTACGTTCAGACGAGCAGAACTGGTTGATAAGCTGAACGACATTATCGCCCGGCACTATCCGGGAGCTCTGGCGGCAAGATGAAAGGGGTGTGACCTGTCCGATGCCTGCTCAACTGAGCCAGCGCAAGCCAGACGGTAATGGCATACTGGATACTGGCAGAAAAGAAAAAACCCAAGTCGCATAACGACTTGGGTTTCGTATTTGGCGGAAGCGTAGAGATTCGAACTCTAGAACCCTTTCGGGTCGCCGGTTTTCAAGACCGATTACAATATAAATAATATCAAAGAGTTAATATTAATTCTTGGTATATCAGCAACATTCCAACTTTTTTAAAATCAATATCTTAAATACTTATCGAAAGCTAATATACCAACAATTTTTTGTGATTCCTTCAGCTTTCTGATACACGTGACCGGAGGCTTGACCCCCGGTCAGTGCCTTCACTATCTTGTCAGTTTCCCACCTTCTCCCTGTACTCCCGATTGAACCTGTCCACGACCTTCTTCATGTTCTGCTCAATCATCAGCACCCTGTCGGCCTGTTGTCTGGCGGTCAGCGTTGGATCGGAGTAAACCTCGTCCCGTTGCTTGCGCAGATTTTTAAGCTGGAGTTGCGACTGATGAGTGATGCCGTTCATCGAGAGTTGTCCGTTGTATTTATTCCTGAATGCCGCACGGTCAGCGCCGCTTAACGATTTCAGTTCAGCATTGTACTGACTCAGTTCATCAATATGGTCGTACATCTTCTGCTGGTCAGCGTACGGCATAACCTGGCCTGACAGTTTACCCAGGAACGGGACCTGTTGAGCCGGAATACCAATACCGTTGTACGTTTTGGCGGCGGCGTCGACCGTCTGACCAATAAAGCGCCCTGTACCACCAGAAATATAATCAATCCAGTACTTCATGCTGTCAGGGTTGATATCAACCGCACCGGAACGGTACTGGCTGCCGCCTGTCGCTGTATTGAGCCAGTTCGCGAAAGACTTATAGACTTCCGGCGTTGAACGTCGGCCCAGCGTACTGTCAGGCTTTGGCGTACCCCACGGCGCATTCTGACGACGGATTTGCGTACCCATGAAGTTCTCGTTCATCACATAGTCAATGAAAGGCCGTGGAAGCGTGGGTGACAGATTTTTCAGCAACGTACCGCTAAGCGTTTCGGAGTCTTCGCTGCCGAGTGGGTTAAACGCGCCCAGCGCACCGCCGATGATATTCCCTGCCGCTTTCACTGGCTTAATGCCGCCGCTGCCCACGCCTTCTATCGTACCGCCCAGCAGGTAGAACATGTTGTAGCCGTAAGGTAACGGGAACGTCCAGTATTCGCCCTGCCTGCCGCCAAACAGCGACTTCATGATGACCAGGTTATGTTCCTTCACGTAATCCGGTACTTTGTCATACCAGTTCACGCCGTCTTCGTCCTGGCCCGCGCCTGCACGGTTCAGCGAACCCAGCAGATATCCGGCCCCCATCGCCGCCAGCGACAGTTTCTGCGTCCGGTTGAGATTGCTCCAGCGCAGACGCTGCAACAGTGGACCGCTACCCTCCAGACGCCCCAGCGCACGGATCATATTGGCAGTACCCTGAACGCTGGCATTGGCGAACATATACAGAGAGTTCAGCACCGTACCCAGCTCACCGCGACGGTTGAAGTTCACCGTCAGATTTTTGGCAAGGGAGGCGGCCTGTTGTCTGCTCATGCCCGCGTCACGTCCATGCTTGTAGGCTGAAAGGCGCAGCGCGTTTTCCACCGCATTGTTACCGTCCTCCACCAGTTTAAAGAAAGCGTGCCAGGACTGAATACTTTGCCCCTGCCAGCCTCCCTTAGCCTGTGCCACAAGCCTGTCCATCTCCTTCATCCGGCCTTCGAGGTCGTTAATCCGGAACCAGCCTGTTTTGGCACCGTCTTCAACAAACTCCTTCCATAGTTTCTGCCATTCACCTGTCTTACCGTTGCGCTGATTACCCCGCAGACTGTCATACACCGCTTTCATGGCGATACCGCTGTCGCGAACCACGCTCAGTGCAGACATTTTTTTACCCACCAGCAGGCCGTCAGACCGCCCCTGCTCACCGTAAATGCTCATTACCGCCGTCTGGAGGTCACGCCCAAAGTTAGTGACGAGGAATGAAGGGTTGTACATGGTATTAACAGATGAAAGGAAACGGTTGATACTGCCAAATGCCCGCAGCGTTGCTCCCGTAACTTCCGGCCCCATGTTCTTCATTGCCTTCGCCAGACGTTCATCATGGAGTTTGATGTAGTACGTTTTGCCGTCTTTTTTGGTGGGGAAATATCTGTCTGACATCATCGCCATCGGGACTGGCATTTCCTCAACCTGGCGGATTGTCTCACCCGTTTCCGGGTCGTTTTTTTCCACAATCCGGCGCGTGGTATCCGGTTTATCATCAGTGAATACCTGCCAGTAGTCCTTATCCGGATTATCCTGCACCAGTTTCAGAAAGGCGTTACCCACCTCATTTTTACGGTTGCGGATAAGGGATTCGGTTAAGTCCTGAATAGCCTGCGTCGAGGGTGACTGAGCCTTAGAGTTACGACCCATTGCCATCTTGCTTTCCTTGCCGCTGACCACATAGCCCCTTCCGGTACGCGGTAATGCACCGTCTGCATCCTGCCCCTTGAGCGGTACATAGTGCTTATAAGCATTCTGCCAGGCATCGACAACACCTTCTTTTTCCAGTCCGGCAGTCTTAATCAGCTCACGACGACGCGCCAGCATGTCATCAACAATACCCGCCAGACGGTCATACTGTGCCTGCTTACCGCTGCGGCGTATCTTATCCATAATCCCTGCCGCTTCCGCGTTAGTCATACCCGAACCACCGTCCGGCATTTTCGGGTTAATTTTCGCGATATGCAGGTTACGCTCAGACGCGTGGCGGGCATACAGATATTCATCAAGGGCAGACTGCGGAATGTCATAGTCAGCGAGCAGCTTCGCCAGCGGTTTAACATAGCGCTCTTTCATCACGTTCAGGTCATTCTCGGCCTTACCGTGGAACAGTTCTTCCGCCAGATACGCGTTGTTGCTGTCATCCAGCTTACCGCCGGAATTGCGTATATTGTCCTGAACCGCTTTCAGCACCTGGAATTTATCCTGCACGCGACGTACAAAGCGGGCTGCCAGCGTTTCTTCCGGCGAAAGTGCGCTTCTGGAACGGGAGTAATACGGACCCTTGCGTATGTCGTCAGGAGAGAGTATATTTCTACCTGAACCCTGATGATCGCTGTCCCCGTGCAATTGGAGCACCCCGGCAGATTGATTATCAGGGTTTTGTTTTTTGTACAACGCCAACCCTTCTCTGTCCATTTTGCTAAGCTTGCTGGGGAAAGCCCCGTAAACAGACGCAATCTTATTTATTTCAAGTCCTTTTTTATCTGCTTTCAGATGCACTGCACCAATCACCGGATCGCCATTTTTATCAACGGCATCAAACAGCATCACGACCGCATTTTTTTCAGTGGCGGACTGATAAACAGCCTCTGGATCATGCATCAGTTCGGGAAGCTGCTCTATCACTTCCATCGGTACGTCGTGTTTAACACCATTTGTAGCCTTACGCACGGTATCGCGGGAGATCACCAGCGGTAAATCAGGCGCCCCAATATGACGAAGTACCGGAGGGGTGCGGCCTATCGTAATGCTGATATCGGAGGAGCGGTGAGACTTTACAGCTTTCGCTAAATCACGGCGATAGCGCTCACCCTCACCTTCCGGCACTTTGAACGGATCAGGTTTGCCCGTACGCGAGTAAGATACCTCGCCACCATCACGCGGTACGTATCCTTCACGTACACGCTGGCCTAACGTTCTGATGGTGTCACGAATATAGCCGATATCGTTGAGGTCTGACGGCTGAAGCAGTCCGGTACGGCGCAGGACAGCCTTCACCAGCGAGACAATACGGTTCCATGCTGCCCCCAGCTTACCCGGCGTGTGCTTCTCCGCCATATGCGCCAGAAACTCACCCGCCTGCACCTGTGGCGATTCATCAGCGTACGAGGCGTCAACCTTGCGCCAGATATCCTTAATCGTGGCGTTATTGCTGTCGCGGGTTTTCAGCACATTATCAATGATGGTTTTGTACTCGGCAGGCGTGACAACGTTTTCCATCGCATGGTGAATGATTTCGTGACGTAATTTTTCACGTACCGTACGACCATCAGGCAGGTTGTCAGCCACCAGAACGATTTCATGCTCGTCAGGGCGATAGAAGGCGTGAACTTTACCGTGATTATCCAGCGATTCTCCGGCCAGTTCTGCCGCTTCTGCCTGCGATTTCACCACGCGAACATTCAGGTCGTTATCCTTAATGCGGTCCATCACGGTACGGGCCACGGTTTTCACTTTGCGTACGCTGCTGCCCTGAGTCTGAGTATCAGCGCTGTGTCCGGTCTGTGAAATCACATTGCCTTCCGGCGTACGCTCCAGTCCGTCACGGGAATAAAACGCCACGCCTTTGTCAGTCTCGCGGGTTTTCAGGGTGCTGAAAAGTTTATCGAATGCCTGGCGGATACCGCCGTCCAGCTCTTCGTTCGTCGGGTAGGCGTAAGTATCCGGTGAGCCGTGGTCATCAGCCTTACGGATATTCACCAGATAATCGTTCTCAACGCCAGCGGCTTTGGCCTTATCCTGTACGTAACGCTCAAAGGCACGCGCAGACATTTCAACATAGGTAGACCAGTACGGTTTGCTGCGAACATCATCGAGGAGGAGACTACGACGACGCATACCGCTATTGTTAACAGCCTTCACGACGCCCATAAATGCGTCATACACCTCCTCCCGCACAGGGTATGCTTCAGGCTGATACAGACTCCCCCGGGTATCACGTGCGGTCATGAACCTGTCGCCGGAAGCAACATCACTATCCCTGGCGACGTCATGCTGCCCGAAGTAGTTGTCCAGCGCGTGGAACCACTCATGCGCAAGAGAACCGGCCCCGTTACCTTTGGTGAGGTTAATCGCCACCTGCCCTGGTTCATAGTGGGCAGCGGCGGCATTTTTGCCACCCTTACCCCGCGCACCAAATGCCAGGCCAAGACGACCATTCAGGGAAAGTGCCTTAGCCGGAACTTTCAGCACGTCCGACATATCCATCAGCGAATCATATGCCCGGTTGAGGTCAGACTGACGACGCGGTCCCTCCACGTAGTTACCGAACTGCACGCCACGGAAACCAAACGCATCACTGAACTTCTCCGGCGTAACGTCACCTTCACGACGATCGGGACCTGAGCGGTCACGGTTGGAAGCATTACGCTGTTCCTCGCGGGACTGTTCACGCAGCGCATTCAGTTTTTCCAGCAACCCGGCGCGGTGAGTTTTCGTGTATTCGCGGGCTTCGGCTGGCGTTTTAAAACCACGCTGAAGCACGGTTTTATTTTTACCGTATGCAATGAACACTTCCCCCGAGCGCTTATGCTGGTAGATATCCAGTTTCGTTTTATCATCAGCAGACTTCGGGGAGCCGGACTGCTGGTCAAAATACGCCTTCGCTTTTTTATGCAGGTCATTCAGGTCTTCCGAGTCCAGAACACTACGGCCTTTATCGTTTTCCAGGGAGTGGATCACCTTCGGCGGGCTGTACTCCTTACCCCCGAACATGCTGTAGGCGTGGGTTTTGACGCGGTAGCCTGACGCCTGCTCAATCTGTGCAGGTGACAGTCGATGTAACATCTCCCAGGTGTTCACTATCTCGCGATAATGCGAACCTTTTTCCTGGCTGATACGGTCAATGAATTTATCGGCGGGCAGACTGCCATCCAGCAACTGTCCGGCGGTATCACGGACTTCCTCAACCTGTTTTGCCCAGCGATTCAGGCGATGGGATGCACGGGGCTTCGCGGGTATCATGTTGCGTAACAGCGCCAGCATTGCCAGTGTTTTATTATCCGTTCCTTCCGCAGCCATTTTTTCATAGTCCGGCTTCGGAAACAGTTTGCTGAACGGCTGAGTTCTGTAGTCTTCTGCCGTTTTATCCGTATTCAGATCATCAGCCAGTACCGCGCGGCGATGTTTGGCTGCGCCGTGGATCACCTCACCGAAATCATCAATTTTTTCGCCGGATTTTTCGGCCGCAGCTCGAGGGGATTCTGTCTTTTCCGGCTCCTGAACTTCGGGTTGCGATGGATTATTTTCACCCTCACCAGCCTTTGCCGCCATTTCGTGCTTTTCGATAAGATGATCAGCATAGTCCATCGCCGTTTTGCCGATATCCTTCTCAAACAGGAAACGACCATCAGGATGTTCCAGTCGGCGCGTACCGTCTTTCTCTCTTATGCGCCAGCCATCCGCCACACGATTTTCCACCAGTTCACGTACTGACGTAATTTTGCCATCGCTTTTTATGCTGCTGGTCAGGTAATTACGTGCGCGTTTACGGTGCATTTCCCCGTCTTTGGTTGCCAGAAATGACGCCAGCGCTTCATCGTGCTTCTTCTCGCGTTCTGCTGCAGCCTTTTCATGCTTCTGCTGCGCCTGCACCATCCGGTCAGCCTCTTCCAGGCGGGCGCGACGGTCTTCCATCTCCTGCTCATGTTCAGTTTTACCACCCTCCCGACCTTCCGGCGCGGGCAACTCACGATAAGACTGTTCACCCCGGAATGTTTCACCCTGGCGAGGTACACCTTCAGGTGAGACGGACTGACGGCCTTTCTCGTAGCTTTGCCCCTGTACCTCACCAGTCGTGGTGTAACGTCCGCCACGACCAGCGGGAGGTTCGTCAGGCATATGGCGCACGTCTCCCGGCATCGGATAACCCTGACCCGGATGGATATCACCAGGTGAAGGCAGACGCGGACGCTCAGCCAGTTCATTATCAGTAGGTCCTGAGTCCCCTTTAGCCATCTGCTCATGCACCAGTTCTTCTGGTGTCGGCGCATTACGACGGGTCAGGTGCTGCTGAACTTCCGTCGGCTCGTCAGTAAAATCGCGGAAGCGCGGATCACGCATAAAGGCGGGAATTTCCATCGGATCAGTGGTTTTTGGCTTATCCGGTATGCGCTCACCCATCGCCAGGGTGTTAATCACTCCCCTTGCGCGGTCTTCGGATACCTGCGGGTTATCCATTTCAACCGCATACTGACGATCACCTTTTTTAACGATTTCCGGCTTTAACCCGGTCTGCTCAGCGTTACGGAAAACATCACTGTTTTTTGCGCTGCGTGCGTCGGAAAAATAATTGTTATCGGAACGAACCTTCTCAATACGCTCAGGTGGGCGCGGAGACCCCTGTGTGATCTCGATATGAGGTATGTCATCACCGAAACGTACTGTAGGTACAGAAATACTCTGCTTCTGTGGCGCTTCTGCCTGTTGTGGTTGTTCAGTCGCTTTCGGCTGCGGTTTCAGTACCTGACGTGCGGCTTCCCAGCGTATTTGTTCAGTCTCATTGCGCTTCTCTTTCTCGTTGAGGTCACGATATTCCGCCAGTACCTCATTACGCGGCTTACCCTGCATCTCACCAACGATACCCTTCAACTGGTCAGTACGCTCCATCTCTTTGAGAAGACTATTAGACGCATGTTTACGATATACCGCATCAACATCATTTTCGGGCGCAAGGTCGGCATCAGTATAATGCTGTAACAGTTCGTCGCGACTCAGACCGGAAAACTGCTGGCGGTAACTTTCAACGGGGTCGGCGGGTTTCGTATGCGGGGAATCCTGCGCCATTTCGCGGGCGCGTTGCGCTTTAGCATCAAATGCCTCACGCGCGGCATCGGTTCGTTGCATATCAGGCTTACTGTTACGACCGCGAACACCAGAAACAATACCGGCACCACCGCCGAGAATACCGCCCAGCAGCGTACCTTCTCCTGTTGCATGTGCCACACCCTGCATGTGATCGGTAGCAATACCCGCATCTTCATCACGCGCCACATTCTGCGCATACTGTGAGTAGCCGGACTGGAGACCGTTCAGCGTACCTTCCCTTAATGCACCTTTGGTAAATCCCCCAACAATGCTTTTTGATACGCCGTTCAGTACCATATCCGCCACGGCCTTATCGCCCATCATGGTACTGCCGATATTGACGGCGAGAAGTTTAGGGTCGGTTGCGACAGACATACCAACCCTGTTCGCCAGTTGTTCTTTCGCCACCTGAACCCTATCAGCGTCGCTGAGATGGGCGTATTGTGGGTCACTCTGAACTGACTGATACAGATTCACAAAGGTCGGGGAAGAAGCCAGTTCCTGCGGCGAGGCATTCAGCACCCCCTGCGCTGCTGACGCTGCGGTATTACCCTGAGCATCAGCCGTACCACTCGCGATAAAGCCATATTTGCTGGCGGTTTTGCCTGCCTGTGTTGCTGCCGTCTTTCTGGCTGCGATTTCCATCGCATCATCAGCAACCTTTTCTGCGGCTTCTTTAGTCAATCCCTTTCTGACAAGCCCGGATACGGCTTCCCGCCTCAGTAATGCTGATGTAACCCCTTTTGCCGCAATGCCTTCCAGTCCCCCGGTTAGCGCCATTGAGCCTAAATCACCAAACACATTAGCCAGATTCAGCGTCAGTCCGGCTATGCTACCTGTAGCTCCCTGCTCAAGGGCATTTTTCGCCTGTTCGGAATAACCGGACTCCAGATCCTGTTTCCAGTCGCTTACCCCCTCCTGGAGAGCCTGTCCGCCTTTATGAAGAAATCCGCCAATATCAGACAAAGCAGACTTTGCCACAAAATGGTCGGGCGATAATTCACCCGCTTTTTTCTCCAGCCATTGACCGCCAAAATTCGCCAGCGCACCCACACCTTCAGGCAAATTAGCAGCACCAGATGTGACCGCAATACCATAATCCTTCATATTCGCGCCGGTACGGTAATCCTTGACGTTTCCGGGAGTCAGGGTGTCAAGGTAAGCATGATAGTCAAAAGGCTGCTCGTCAGGTTGCTCGATATTCAGATCGGTACGGTTAGGGTTTATTTTTTGCGCTTCGGGACGTACATCAGGAATTAAAGGCATTATTTATGCTCCTTAAAAACAGAAAAGCCTGCATAAGCAGGCTCAGGAATTATCAATAAAACATGTGTATCAGGACTAAACAGGGGGCAGACGTTGTTTACCGTAATTCTCTTTTATCAACCTGTGTGTTTCGTCGTTACTGGCTTTCTCCATGGCCTTTTTCGCTTTTTTTCTTTCATCCTCAGCTTTGCTTGCGGCTTTTAAAACCTCATCCTTTTTCAGCATGCCCAGATTTCCCGTCTGCACATAATAATTGACCGCATCAACCGCATCGGAATTACCTGCAATTTCGGGATCTTCCAGTAATTTTTTTGACGCACCATCTATCTGCGACTGCTGAACCCTCGCCTTCGCGCCAGGAAGCCCAAGCCTCGCCTCGAACTGGTCGACCGCTACCTGTCCATCTGTTCCACCTCTTGCCGCGCTCGCATAAATCTTAGCCTCTTCTTTCTGGATATCAGCCTTTGAAAGTCCCTGCGGTTGCTGCAAATACTGAAGGTAATTGTGGCTGGCTTCGACACGCGATGATGCTGTATCCAGTAATCCGTGAATACTGACGCGTTTCACATTATCCCGTAAATCAGAACTCCGGTTCTCCGTAATGGGTTTAATCGCCTCCTTTCCATCTGCATATTTCACTTTGACAAAGACGGCGACATCATCAGCGGAATGATGGTTATGGTCACTCTTATCCGGTACAGGGGCAATATGGTGTACCTGTGCAGATACTATTTTTTGCCCGGTTTTCGGATCAACCTGACCAACGGAACGATTGGCTTCTGTCTGGAAAAGAGGTGCAATATCACCCATGTTTTCGTTAATGCTGTGCAGGGTTGCCATCGGGTCTTTATGCGCTTCCGGCGACGACATGATGCTGTAGAGTTTTTGCCCGGCTGACACCGTTGACTGTGCGTACTTTGGATCTTTCAGTATGCGAACAATCGGAATGCGATCATCAGCATCAGCAGCCATGTCTTGTGCTGCACTCCAATCTCCCGCCTGAATAGCATTCGTTATCCCTCTCGTTATAGGTTCATTCTGCTGCATCATCTGCTGATACTTCGCATTGTTCATCCTGAAATCATATTCCTCCTTTTGCATCCCCAGACGCTGCCGCTCCATTCCTATACGGGCACCTGACTCAGACTGTTTTAAGCCAAACTCCTTTCCCCAGTGCTCATCACCCACTTTTTCCCTGCTCAGCGTGTGCTGATAATCACGATCGCCTGTCTCTTTTTCGTAGCTAAATCTGTCCTGCGCCATCTGATAGTTACGATCGGCGTTCTTCTGTTCCTGAGCCAGTGCAGCCTCACGCAGCCCCAGCGCCTTACGCTGCTGCATCGCATTATCAACGGTACTGAACCCCGCCAGTAAACCCTCAGCAAATCCGTCCATATATCACCTCTCAGAATAGTGAGCCGAAAAGACCGCCTGCGACAGCACCTATCCCGGCACCTATTGCTGTTCCAATACCAGGCACAACAGAACCAATCATCGCTCCTGTGGTCGCACCAGTCGCCAGTCCAGTACCAATATTCTGCTTATGCTGCATTTTGGCCTGTTCTTTCATCTGCTTGTTCATCATTTCGCGCTGTTCATTCAACTGGTCAGCCTCACCCAGCCCCTGCATTGCCTCTTTGCGCGTCTGATTTGCCGCGTCAAGTAATCCGTATCCCATCTTATGTTCCCGCGTTATTGTTACTGCCGCCGCCGATATTAAGCTGCTGGCGTACAGGTGCTGCCCCGCCAGTCAGAATGTTCATCTGGCGGTCCTGTTGCGCCTCGCGAATCCCGTTCTTCGCACCGGCTATTGCCAGCGCCGAGCGTAACCCCAGGGTGTTATCCTGCGGATTCTGCGGCCTGATAGTCCCGTAACGTGCCATCTGGTTATTCAGTCCCTGTTGAGCAGACCGCAGACTTTGTGTCGCTATCCCGTCAGTTCTGCCAAGCTGCTCATTCATCAACTCATTATTGGTGCCAAGTTCCATGAGCCGTTCCTGCTTCGGGAAGTATCGAGTCAGCCAGTCGTTATACTGCTCTCGAATGAGCTGAGCATAAGTATCAGAAGCGTAGTGTTTATCGCCAGTTCCTCCGCCATTTGCCCCATAGACGCCCAGCGGATCTTCCTTGTGATACGGCATAAGGAAACTTTTCTTATCACGCGGATCGACACCAGGAGGAAGGCCAAGAGCGGCACTTCTGAGATTGTCCTTGCTGAATGGGTTTGAGACGTGAACTACCTTTTTAAATACCTTTCCGAATCCCATAATCAGCCTCCGTTAAAAATTAAACCCGCTGGCGAAATTCTGAAGACCATTAGCGCCAATTCCCGCCGTTTTCGGCACAGGACTGCTGTTACCGCCAAATTTATTAGAAGCATAACCAGCAAGCGCCCCCATACCAGCACCTACCAGCGAAGCATTCCCCTGACGCCGCATATACGCCGCCTGAGCATCCATGCCCGCTTTACGCAGACTGTTTTCCGCTAGGCTGTTGTAACCCTGCAACGCATCGGCTTTCTGCCCCGCCCCGAGAGCGACCACATCCTGCAACCCGGCAATGTACTTATCAGCCTGAGAAGACTGTACGCGGTTGGTTGCGTCAATCTGTCCGATAGCCTGTTCCCCAGCAATATCGTTCATCGCTTCCTGGTATTTGCCGCTGGACGGATCAACACCGGCGGCTGCAAGCTGGTTAGCGGCCTGGTGTCTGACCTCTCCGAACTGTTTCTGGTAGCCAAGATTCGTCACCCCGGCCAGATTCTGGTATTTCTCCTTGTTGTTCAGCTTGTCCACGTCCGCCATGAAGATATTTTCCATTGGCTTCAGTTTGTCGCTATAAAGACGCCATTGCTTCATGGCTATTTCCGCCTGCGCCTTCTGCTGCGATGTTTCTTTGATTTCGTTACTGCCTCCGCCACCCTTACCCATTTTCTGGCTCCTTATATGAAAAAACCCTGCCGGAGCAGGGTTATCAGTGATGTCGTACTTTTACACCTGAATGCGAAATACCATGAACCCGTCCTCATCATCCGGCATCCGTTCAAATCCAAACCGTCCGGACAGACGGATAAACCCTTTACGCGTTGTATGAAACTCCGCCCAACGACCACCGGACATGCGGGTTAATTTCTTTACCTCCGGCAGATACCGCGACACGCTGTCATAACCCTCGCAAATTCCCAGCCAGACCAGCACATACGGAACGCCGTCTTTCACCATCGGTTTCAGGACCAGTTGACCATCCGGCGCACCAAAGCAAAACGCCTGCTTTTTACGGCAGGCGTCCTGTATTTCATTCAGCAAATTCGGGTTGCAGGTATCAGCCATCACCCGCTGCATGTATCGTTCGAGTTTTGTCATTGTCTGCTTGTCCTTCCTCCGGCCAGCCCACTACATAGTCCTTAATTGCCTGATAATCGCTCAGCGCATCAACGTCCTCTTTCATCTGGCGCTGACGTTCGTGGATTCTGAAGCCCTGTAAAAACATCGTTGTGCTCATTGCTGTACTCATGGCTTCAAGGTCTGTGGACTTAACGGGAACATCAATATTGTCAGCATCCGTCCAGAAAAAATCAGCGGGCAGTATATTCAACCGGTCAGCCTCCAGGGATGCGCTAAGACGGTCCTGCGAAGCTTTATCACAGTCCCAACGGTGACCATTGAGACTGAAAGTGATACTGCCGTGCTCCTGTTGATTGCGCCAGACATTTATTTCATCGTGTTTTTCCAGCCTGGCTACTGTGAGCATTTCAGAAGTAACAATAAACGGCTCAACCTCTCCGTATTTTCCCGATTTCAAATCGGAATAAAGTTGTGGACCGAAATCCGCTGAATCATACGCTGTCGCAATATAAGGCAGATAAAGCGGTGTACCGTCCGGCGAGGTTAAATCATCAAAGCGAACATCCGCCATGATAATACCGTCATCCCCGTACCGGGCATTTTTTGCATCGGTAATAAAAGTCATTTATCTTCTCCCATAAAAAACCCCGCTACAGAAATCTGCAACGGGGTTAAAAGGGTGCTTTGAGGCTATTCTCAACACTATAAAGAGTGGCGGAGGATTGCTCCCCCGCCATAGCTCTTACCTGGATTCGTAAGCCATATGAGCCACAACCTCCGTTCCGCCGCTTCGGAAGCTAACGTCGCAGAGGGTTTTGTTATTCAGTAACAACACTCCGAGAAGCGTGATACTGACAACGATTAGCGCTATCAGCGCCAGTTTTTGTGGCTTCATAGCCTCGTTTCTCCTTGACCTTTCGGCCTGTAAGAGGCTATCTTCATGTTGTCAAGCATAGGATAGGCCTCGTAGGTGGTTAATAAACATTAATTACCTTCGGGGCTTTTTCTTGCCTGCCATTCACTAATGCTTCAGGCAGACAGCCCAAAGCACCCGCAGCCAGTGTTACTGATTCAGATGTGGGTAATCAAGCCTTCGACATCCAGACAACGGCGAATCTGCTACAACTTATTGTTATAGGTACGCCTGCTGGCAGAAAGTACACTTTAACCATCAGTCGTCCATCCAGATTTTCGGAATAGGAAGAACCACCGCCACCATGAACAGTATACTTTCCTGCTATAAAGTTGCTCATGGTGACCGATGTTCCCGGGCCTTGAAATTCTCCATTGAAATAAAAATCCGCATTATTCCAGTTGATTGTGCCGTGTCTGCCGTGCGACTGCACTTCAGCAGCGAGCACAACAAGATTCATTGCCACTACCTGTGCCGGAATATAAACACTGCCTCTATTAAGCGCATATGTTTTCGCAATATCCCCGTCAATCTGAGCAGCACTCAGGCGACCGTCTATCTGACAGTTCTCCAGAATATGAACATTGCCCATCGTGCCGCCGACCGCATACAGATCGTAAAAAGCCCCCCCACGTGAAGTAACATTGTTCAGGTTCGCATTCACGGCATTCACGTTGCCGTTTGAGTCAACCGTAAAATTACCGTTACTGATAGTGGCGCTTCTGATATAGGGAGCAGTCAGCGTTGCGCCAATTTTCACATCATCAGCCACGATATATTGCGCCGACAGCGTTTCAACCACCGCGTCATAAATCACCGCTTTCTGGATCACGACCTTACCGCCTGACACCGCAAACGGATACGCCGTATTGCCGGGGTTATTCGGGTCGAAAATAAACAACTGCGATGCCGCTATCGCCACCTGGCTAATCGGATTACCTGCCGCGTCTTTCCCGGCAACGATACCAATACCTGCTGTTATTCCGTCAGCACTGGCTTTCTGCGCCCACATCGCCTGAAACGCTTTGCCACCATCTTCACTGATTTTCTCTATATGTTCATTCGTGGCTTTTGCTGAATCACTAATTTCCTTTTTCAGTTCCTCAACAATCGGGGATTTAGCCGCTTCATCGTGTATCTGGTCAATCACGGCCTGCACATCCATCTGCGTTTCTGCCGGAGTTCCATCAGGTGAATTATACGGACCAGACACGCCTGCTGAGTTAACAAACCGTATCCAGTAAAATCCTTTCCAGCCCGGATCAACCGAATCGCTGTAAACCTGCCCCGGTGTTGTACCAACGAGAACAGCATCAGAAAGGTTATCCTCCGTACCCCGCCAGATTTCAGCGAGGGAATGCCCGTTATATTTCGGCATAACCCACTCAAGCAGCACGTAGCCAAAACCACCCGTAACCTGTAAACCTTCCGGCTTTGTGGGACGTTCAGGCGGCGGTATATCCGGGAAAATCCCCTGCCCCAGACCAGGAGCAAGCCTGATACCTCCATTGCCTCCGCTCATTTTCGCCAGTTTCAGTTCTGCAAGCTGGCGTTGCGTGACAAACGCATCTTTCCCGTCACCGCGCTGGCCGGTCCCAATCTCCATATTTTCGACAACAGCAGCCAGATCCTTTCCTGCACGCCACGGTTTTTTACTCATGCTGGCATCTCCGCCATCGATGTACTGAGGGTAATTCGCTCAATCTGCCCAAAACCTGACACTTCGAGATACCATTCACGCCCTGTTACTGGCGGCAGTTTCAGCACGGAATTACGGAGGGAACCAGGGGGTAACTGGATCACCGGCTGTCCGTCCGCAAATACAGAAATCCCGACTCGTTCAGGATAAGGCGCTTTGATTCGAAGGCATGAAAAACTGGTATTTTCCTGCGCAATAAAAGTTTTTGAGCGCCAGACCAGCGGTAATGGCGTGTTAGCGCCCTGTGATACAGATAACTCAAGCCCTTTTACCAGGTACAATGTATCGGTTGCTGTATCGTTATACGCCGTATCGAACGTCGTGCTCATATGCCGGATATCCATATCCTGCGGGCTGAAGATAAAGACTGCCTGACTGCCATCAGTTTTCGTATAACGGGCCACATATTCGCCGCGATACTGATATGCTTTGATGGATGACGGGTTAAACATTTCGCGCCACTGTTCCGGCGAGATAATTTTTTCTGTGGCAATAAGCGCGTTACCATCACCACTCACCGAAACAAGCCCGTTTGTTCCCGCATAGAGTACAAAACCATCCATCACAACCATGCTTTGTCTGCTGACACACGCCTGCGTTAACGGCAGCTTTGCCCCTGAAATATTTGACGGTGAAACACCGCTGAATAAATAAGGCTCGCCCTTAGTTGCAACAACCAGCGCCGTTCCGATTGAGGCTATGGCGACAATATCTTCCGCCGTGGTCTGTCTGTACGAATCAGGCCAGGCATACGGCAAAAAAGCCTCAGAAAACATCACTTCGTTTCCGGCAAATCCGGCAGCAATACCGTTTGCCATCATGCAAAGGCCAGTCATGTTGTCCGGCGGCATAACGTAATGTTCTGTCTCAAGTACAGGTCCAAGCTGTTCAGTCTGTAAATCATCGTGAAATGACAGCACTCCGGCATCCAGCTCGGTCACCAGCAGGAAATCTGCATTACCGCCACCAGAAGCAGAACGATAGATACGCTGCCGGGTAATATTCGAATTCTGTAGCGGCGGAGGCTGCATGGTTAAATCAACGGAGCCGCCTTTTTTAACTGTCGCTTCCATTGATGGCGGTCCGGGCGGTCCCTCTTCGCCATAAGCGGTGACAAAGGTCTGAGTATAAAAACGGGTTTCATCATCCTTAGCATCGTCTTCTTCAGTACCCTCAACCGGAGGAGGATTTAATACACTACATGTAACAGCACTTTCCGGAGCTGGTACGCCAAGCCGGTAGCTGTTGGCCGGATACTGCCCGCTACCCGATGTCGCAATCTGCGCACTGGTCACTTTTGGGTACTGCCCGTCGGTATAATACACTCGTCCGTAAGGGTCCTGCGCTACAGGGCTGCGTACAGCATCGACAATTCCACTCCAGGTGAACCACTTATTCTGTCGGTACAGGAAAAGCGTTTCTGGCTTTATGCCAAATGTGACTTCGTTTTTACCATCGTCACTGACTGGCGTAATCACGCCAAACCGGAAATGGCAGTTTTTCGCCAGTACGGAATAGCCATCCGGCAACATATGGGGAAGCACGCGCGGCATTTCACCGTGCATGGAAACAATATCAATAGCAGGCATGTCGAAAACTCCGAATTACAGGTTGATTTTTGATAGCTGCATGTGGAAAAAATGTTAAGTCCGACACAAAAAAAGAGCATCAGGAGATGCCTGACGACGCAGCCATATTTGTGGGGGCGTTGAGAACCGCCCCTGTTTTTTTCAGCGAAAATGGGCATATTGAGGAGTGTCGTTTATGAAGACTGTCATACTCATGCTTACTCTCATCCCGGCCCTGATGATGTTCGTTTTTCAACGTGCAGATGTTGCCAGCAGACCTGATTATGTTGAAGAAGACTCAGTTTTTTAAAAAGTCGGGATACCAGGCTGAAATTCTGCCGCTCCGGATATTCAGATGGCTAATGCTTACTATGCAGGCTGTCTGTATTGTGGTGTTTCTGGTTGGCACATTTGAAGTTGTGCTCAATAATATCGGAGAACCGGGAGAAGGCCCTTTCGACACGATCATTAGAAATGAATGTTCTTATTGACATCCACTAACTGCATACGCGAAAAAATACCCGAAGCACTTTGTTTACCTACTACAGAGCACCATAAGGCGCCGTGTTGTTAACTATTACCAGCAAATTCAGGGGGGTTTGAACGCGAGCCCCTTTTTTTTTTGTTTTTTGAATGGAACTGACTACGTGATTTCTTCATACGGATTGTGTTGTATCACCCTTCTGCTGTTTTTTGCCGTGATTGTTATACTGATAGATCGTTATTTTTGATGTACAATCGAAAATCGACGTCTTTATTTGCGGTTCGCCACTGATTCTGTCATAAGTGAGTAGTGACGCCCGAATACACGACGCAACGTGTTCCAGGTAATTCTTCACGTTGTCGGGCGTCACACCCTCCCCATAATACCCGCATATTTTCCCGCTTGATTTGTAGTAACTGCATGTGAAATAAAAAACGTGTATGGTTTCGTTCTATTGGTCTTTATTATTCGGGGTTGTTATCCGACACCCCTTTTTTTTGGCGGTGAAATTATGGGTTCAATTGCAATGGTACTGTTCGGGTTTATTGTTATCTATTCACTGGTCATCGTTGTTGCGGCTTTCGCTGATGATTTTTTCCGCAAAAACAGAAGCCGTTAGTATTCCCTTTACTAAAGGGCCGCAAGTCACGCAGGAGGATTTATGTCACATACCATGTTCGCAACAATTGAGGCGTTCTTTCTGGTCTTCGTCATCCTTTTCATTTGCTTTGACATTATTCCTGCATTGATTCAAAAGATAAGTAAGAATAAATAACATTACACTCAGTAGCTCCCCCTGCCAAACAGACGCACCGCCCAATACATCACCGTCCTTTTCCACTTCGGCACGCCCAGCACCGTCATTCCGTCCAGGAATATCAGGTCAGCTTCTTTCTTCGTACGCAGCGCGTTGTCGTACAGGTAATCGTGAATGATGGCGGCTTTGGCGTATTTGCCGTCTGGCGGTAGCAACATCCAGAAAATACGCGGAACGGTCGCAAGGTCAGTGACAAATCCTGCGGGTACTTCGATCACATCGCTGTTATCGTCACTGAGGTAAAACGCGAACGGCTCGTGTACGCGCCATAAATAATGACCCAGCATTTCGAGAATTGCCGGAGTTGTGAATCTGCTCATGGTTTTTTATCCACTGAGTGTGGAATAAAGAAAGGGATTCATAGAAATGAGTTCCATTATCTTTTGGTGTTGGGGCCTGTAAAAAGGCCCGTTTTTTTGCCCCGGTTACAACCAGCCCACACGGTAGTTGCGGATATCAACCAGCGTTGTTAAGGCTTCCATTTCCGCTTTCATCTGTAACTGACGCTGGTTTATCTGCACTCCCTTTTCGAACATCGCCTGCTCAATCGCGGCGGCCAGCGCTATCAGTCCGGCGTTATCCATCGGAACGATGTTATTTTCGCCGTCTGTCCAGGCAAAACCAGCCGGTAGAGCACCACGTTTTGCCATCGCCAGTGAGATACTCATTCTGTCCTGCGTGGACTTGCCGTAATCCCATTTATGACCGTCGTATTCGAACAGGTAGCTGCCGTTCTCCTGCTCATCGCGCCAATGATTGATTTCGGCGCGTTTTGCCGCTTTTGCGGCGGTGACCATTTCTGGTGTCACGGTAAATGGAGTAACGGGGCCGTATTTACCGGCTTTCAGGTCAGCGTAGAGCTGACGTCCATAGGGGGCCGGGTCATGCGCTGCGGCAGTATAAGGCAGATATAAAGGCGTCCCGTCAGAAGCGGTTTCGTTATCAAATCTGACTTCTGCCGTAACGGAACCATCTTCACTATATTTCCCGTTACGTACATCAGTAATTACCGTCTGTATTGTCACTCAGTTTCTCCTTATCTTTCGCGGCGAAGTAAAGTCAGGGGGGTGTCCTGATAAAATCCCAGGGCACTCATCACTCGCCAGGTTCCGGTTAAACCACTATCGCGCGTAATTACTGTCGCACCGCTGTGAAAGTTAAGATAAGCAGCATGGATATACTGACCTGGAATAAGCGCATTCGACATGTCATATACATTGGGGAATCTATTCGGTACTAAATACTGCGTCAGTACCCGCCCCAGCACATAACTATTAGGTTCATTAAACTGTGGTGCAGGTCCAGTAGAAAGCGGTATGGTGACGCCATCACCCACAATGGACGAACCGTCTGTTTTTACCGCTGTAATACCTTCCTGGAAAGCAAGGTACGCGGCAACTGAAGTGTCAGCGTCCACAGGTTGGTGTAACTTCCATATATCGTAAGCTGATTGGCCTGGCGTTTTGGCTATCAGTTCGGCGGCACGTAACGCCTCCTGCGCTGAGGCTGCGGATGTACCAGCACTTGATTCTGATAATTTCGCCGCGAGCTGTGATGCCAGCGCTGCCGTTGCGGACGCGGCCGCGTTCAGTGCTGAAGTACGCGCACTGGACGCAGAAGCACCGGAAGACAGACTGTCGGCTTTCGAATTATCCGCACTGTTAGCGGCCTCCATTGCCTTTGATACCGCTGTTTGCGCATTTGATGCTGACACATCCACATTCACCTGAATGGCACTGGTCGCTTCTGTCTGCTTCTGGTTAATCGCCAGTATTGCGTTATTGCGGTTGATATCCGCCGCCACCGCAATATCCGTATTCGATTTTTCGGTGGCGGCGGTTATAGCCGTTACCTGTCGGTTTACATGTTCATCAAAGCCTGTTACCTGAACGACCACCACATCTTTTGCCGCTATGGCTTCTGTCGCTGCCTGCGCGGCTTTCGTTGCATTATTCCGTGCAGATGTCGCACTGCCGGATGCTGAAACTACACTGCCCTGCGCCTGTGTGGCGGAGGTAGTCGCAGTTGTGGCTGCACCTGTTGCTGTTTCCGCTAATTTTCTGGCGTTTAATTCACTGGCGGCAGCGTTTGTTTCAGACGCTTTTGCAGCATTCGCGCTTGCCAAGGCGTTTGCTTCCGATGACTTTGCCGCATCCTTACTGACCAGCGACTCCGAAGCACTGACAACGGCGTTCATTTCAGATGATTTTGCCAGGATCTGACTCGTGTTCGCCATTCCTGCCGATACCCCTGCCGCTTTTGATGCTTCTGATGCTGAATCCGCGGACGTACCCGCCCGAGTTTCCGCCAGTACCGCCCTGTTCTCACTGACCTTTGCTGCTGTTTCTGAGGACTTACCGGCACTGGCTGCTGTTTGTGCGGCGGTAGCAGATATACTCGCCGCCATTGCGGACATGGCGGCACTCTGCTTACTTGCAGCGGCGCCTGCGGCTTCCTGTTTCGCACAATCTGCTGAAGCTTTGGCATTAGTCCGGTCCTGTGCGGCCTGCTGACTGGCAGCCTGAGCGCTGTCCGCTGACACTCCCGCACTTACCGCTTCATTATGTGCGGAATCAGTATACTCCTGGCCCAGAAGCCTGACAGACTGCTTAACTTCTTCCCCTGTTGCGTTAACCTCTGTCTTTGCCTGAAATGCAGCTTTCTGCGCTGTCTCCGTTATTTCCCTGCTGGCCTGGCAAACATGTATGTCAAAACCGTCCAGCCGCCCAACCACTTCGTCCCTGGCAAAAATGACGTCCTTTTTTATTTGTGTAGACGTCGCTGCATTATCAGCTATCAGTTTTGCGTTTAAAGCGGCAGTATTCGCGCTTTCTGCTGCTGCCTTTGCTGATTCATCGGCTGTTCTCGCGGAGACTGCCAGTACACCTGCTGCTTTCGTGGCAATTCTGGCGCTGTTACCGGCACTGAGCGCAGCATCTGTCGCCATCACTTCTGAACCTTTGGTAGCCTGCTCAGATAATAACGCCGCATCTTTTGATGTCTTCGCCATGAGCGCCGCTTCTGAGGCTTTTCTGGCTGATTCTGTCGCTGCCGCAGCCTGCTGCCCCGCCTTTAGCGCGTCCCCTGACGCAGATAATGCCGCACCTGCTGCCGTTGCCGCGTCCCTTGCTGCCGATGTGGTTGCGATCTGTAGTTCCTGCGCAAACTGTTCCGCCTTCTTCTCACTGCCTGCCGCATTAGCCTCAGAACGCGCCGCCGCTTCAGCACTGGCTTTTGCATCTGCGGCTGTTCTGGCTGCATTATCCGCGCGGCCCGATGCACTGAGTTCAAGCTGCCGCATGGTTTCAAGGTCATCAGCAACGTTGTTCTGTATCTGCCGGAAATCCACCAGAAGTTCATCAGGAATACTGACTTCGACCAGGTTACGGCGCAGTACCATATTGAGCGTCACAGTGGTTTCGGTGCCATCAAGACGAAAGCTGCCATAGACCTGACTTTTCCCGTTCACGGCAACGGTCAGTGAATAGACACCAGGTAAAACATTCATGCCGTAATACCCGGTATCGCTGGTGACCGCCGAAGCGCTGACGCCCGCCAGTAAATCAGGTGAGGTGCTCAGTGCGGTCAGCATAATTTGCGCCCCGGCAATGACCTGTCCTGTGGGTGATTTGAGAATACCTGCAACCAGAATACTCACGCTGTACCTCCCTAAAACTGAGCCTGCTTCATCTGTGCCATAAAGCGGTCTGTGTTCTGCTTAATCCCCATCTGATCAGCAAACGCCTGATAATGCTGCATGGCCTGCCCGGAATTTGCACCTCCGGCCGCATCCTTGCTGAAAGCCCGGAACAGTATCCAGTCAACCAGCGGATTCACATATACTTCTTCTATTCGTATTTCGGTTTTGTCCTCCAGACTGGTTATCGTTATGGCATCAGGAATACGGCAGACAACAGCATCGATGCTGACGCTTTCATCCGGCGACGGGAAAAGGTAAAAAATACGGGGAATCATTTCGCTGTACACATAACGTTCAGGCACACCACTCAGGCTATGCCAGTCCGGATAATCATGATCGAGAACATCACGCGGAACGGGTAAAAGCGCGTTACCGTCCGTCAAACGGATAATATCAATGAGCCGCAGTGCTCCGGCGGGTAACGTCTGCCGCGAGCCGGGAACACATTTCAGCGTCTCAACCGAGGCCCCGGCATCAGGGCGGGCCAGTATGACGGCGCGAACAGCGTCATTGTAGTAGTCGCACAACTCCGCCAGCGGCCAGCGAAGCATAAGCGTGTCCAGGAGCTGCGTATTCACGCGTCCGATAATTTCTGCAACTGTTGTCATCAGAAGAACCTTTGCCTGCGAACCGGATTACGGAAGGGAGAAACCGGGCTGATATCCAGTGCATCACGATATGCCCGGCGATAACCATCGGTGAATTTCTCGCGAAAATACTCTGACCGCTGCGGGTCCTGCCAGGGTTTACCTGCCTGCATGAATAAAAGGGAAGCAGCCCCGTCGGCAATCACCTCCGGATAATCCATCAGTTCATCCGGTACGGTCTTCGCGTCTGCCCGGGGGGCCACGGCAAACAGCACACCAACCAGATGACAGGAGACCGTAAACATCAGGGATTTATCCGTGGAAATATCAACGTCGCTGTCCGCGAATAGCTCCCGTTCCGGCGTGGCAATGCGAATAATTCGTGTGCAGGAAACCGGCGCATCGTCACTCACCAGTGGATAGATCACCCCGGCCTCCGGATTCAGGGTGACGATACGGCGGCAGTACAGCGACTCACGGCAGAAAGTAATGGCCGCCTGCAACACTGCATCGGCCATCATAATATTCAGCGGCCCGCTGATATTCCGCCTCACATATGGCAGAAAGTCATTCGGCGAAACCATCCTGTACGCTCCCTGCTTTCAGCGCGTCACGAACACGAACACGGAAATCACCGGCACTTTCCTTCGCATCTTTTTTCAGACCAAGTTCTTCTGACTCGTTAAGAGTGAAAAGCTGTGCCAGGGTGTATTTGCTGATATCCAGTTCATCCCCCTGAACTTTGACGACAAAGCTGTTCTCCGCCGCTATACGGGCTTCTTCCTCAAGCTGCCGCGCCAGCTCCTCTTCCTTAAGCCGTTTTTCTTCTTCCTGCTGCTGAAGAATTGCCTCCATCTGCTCATGGCGAACCCAGACGTCAGGGAACTCCAGCAACTGGTGCGCCACTTTATTGTCCACATGAACGGGCTGAAGACGCGGGAACACGGCGCGGCTTCCGGTAATGGTGTCGCGTTTCACATTTTTTTCACCGATATAAACGATGGCAATTTTTTCGCTCATTTCTCTTCCTCAGAAAAAAGTAAGCCCGCGCAATGGCGGGCAGGTTATCAGTCAGTATCAGTAGCCAACCACGGAGTAACGAACCAGTACGTTCAGCTTTCCGGTTGCAGACACGCAGTCAACCGTTGCCGTCAGCACTTCTCCATCAGTTAACGTGGAATAGGGTTCAACTACAAAGTGATGCGTCACTTTCGCGTGAACATCATCAGCATGTACCAGTTCATGGTCGCCACTTTTAATGGTGACCGTTGCCCCGGCGCCAATACCGTCAGTCGTGATCTGAACTGAATTGATACGCATCCCGATCGGAAGACGCAACAGGCGTACTTCCGTACCCGTTGGCGCACCGTTGAGTTCAATAAAACCCTCAATAACGGATTCGTTACCGTGCGCCCCCTGATAAACGTTCTCCTTATAAGACTGGGCGTAAATCACACCCGCTTCTGGTTTATCTGCCACAGGTCCGGCCATAATGATTACTCCTTAAAAAAATGCCGGGTTTAAATACCCGGCTGAATAAGAGGTGAGATTAAAATCAGATGCGTACTGCGGTATCGACGGCAATGACGCCGTGGTCCTGCATCCGTCCGGTTTTATCCTCGAAACGGATTTTTTTCAGGCCGTTGATCCAGTTAATAGCGATCTCGGTACGGTTATCCATATCCGTTTTTTTCTGAATCAGATTGAAATGACCACCATCTTTCTGACCGTAAGCGTTGGCCAGCGCCTGGGCGCCGAGCAACATTGCGCGGTCGATATTGGTTTTCACTTCAATTTGTTGCGTGGTAGCGGCAAGGTTATTATTCGAAATCCATACACGGGAGCCGGTATAGAAGCGAATCGGCATTCCGGCATATTTCCGCACCAGAATGTTACGCCACATCGCACATTCACCTTTGAACAATGGATGGTTGAATCCTTTGGAGCGGTTGACTGCACGAACCATCATCTGGTTCCAGTCCTTACCGGAGGTGCTGGTGTACCAGTCATTCCACTGACGGGGGGTGACGTACAGCACGTAGTAAGGGTCTTCACCGTACAGTTCATCGCCTTTCAGGCGAACGGGCTGTAACGGATGTGCCATTTCGTCAATGAACAGCGCCATATTGTCAACCAGGCTGAGGGTGAACACGTCTGAAGAGTCCACCGCTTCAAGAGAGGTGGCATCGCCACCGAAGAAATGGCGGTTATGGGTTGGCGGCATGACATCATTAATCATGATCTCTTTAAAATCACGATGTGAAGCCAGCGGTACGATAACATCGTCAGCCATGAAATCACCGCGAGCCCCCGCCAGATGAACTACAGCACACTGGTCCTGCAAATCGTTGAAGTAGGTTCCCAGAAGGGTACGGGCTGAACTGGCAAGATTGAATTTGGTACGCTGCTGTGACATACGTCCACCCGCATCCACCAGATGACGCCCCTGATCGATACGAAGAGAGAAGTCTGCTCGGCTCAAATCTTCCCCGCGTCCTTCAATGCGCTGGTCCCCCATCGTCGGCAGTTTGGAAAGTTTGTGCATAATGCTGAAACTGACCTCATCGCCACGCTCTTTCTTCAAATCGGTGATACGAACGACCGGCGCACCCGCGCTGGTTTGTTTTGTGCTTTTTTTGTCCGGCGAAACGGCTTTAGGGGCTTCCTGTTGTTCAGTAAGGATATTCACCATCGAACGATTACGGTTAGCGGCGGTGAACAGTGCCACCTGGTACAGCTTATTCGCCTGGGCAGTAGTTACTGTTGACATAATTTACTCCATTAAAAGAAAAACCCGCCTTTCAGCGGGTCGGATTCGGTGTGTTACCCCAGCTTCTCAAGGATCGCGTCGATATCCGCGTCGCTCATGCCGCTCATTACGGCCTCTGCATCTGCATAAGAAGCACCAAGTAACTGCTCAAATTTATCCTGCGGTACTGCTGCCGTGTTCCCCAGATCTGACGGTGAATCAGGCACCGTTGCCGCAGTATCGGCTTTAGCGACTTTCTCTGCGGCAACAGCAAGAACCTCATGGTTGTCCTGCTCCACGACAGGATGGGAAGGCGTTTCACCGTAAGCAGCTCGCGTACGTCGTGCCACTTCGGCAAAGCGTTCCGTCAGCGGTTTATATTTCCATGCGGGGTCATTCTGTAACTTCTCATCAAGGTGAACTGCGATGGCAAACTTGTCAGGGTCGGATCGTTGCCATTCAGCCAGGTCAGGCGTGGCGTTCAAAGCAGCAACGGCAGCGGAGTTATCCTGTTCTTCCACCTGCCGTTGCGGTTGTTCCTTCTGGATCTGTGCCTGTAAATAATCGTATTTACGGGCCATCAGGGTGAGCGCGTCCGCCATTTCGGGGTAATCCTCCCTGATTTTGGCTATCTGCTCGTCAGAAATACGCGCATCTTCCGGGAGAGGATCTGGCGTCATACCAGCCTGTTTGATTTGTGACGTCAGCAAATCAATTTTGCGCTGCTCTTCAGCCAGTTGTTGCTCATAACGCTGAGTCAGACGTTGCTTTTCAGCACGCTCGGCTTCAAGAACGTCATAAGGAATAACATGTTTCCCGTCCCTGGTGAGAATCCCCTTCACATCCTCCTGCGGTTGCCCCTCTTCATCAGTACCGGCCCCCGGCGTCGGTGCCTTTTTATCGCCCGTGTCAGTTTGTACTGTTTCAGAAGTCTCGCTGTCAGAATGTTCCGCACGCTCTTCCTGCTCCTCGATGTCACCCTCAACCTCGATATCACCCATTTTTGCCATGAGTTCTTCGAGCTGTTCCTGGGTTTCTTCACCTGTAATTTCAAAGTCCATAATTCCCCGCATGTCTGTTTGTCGGACAGATCCGATGTTGATAAATAAAAGGCGTATCGCTGCCCCTGCGAATAAGCACACTGTTGCCAGCGGGCTTAGCAGCAGAAACAAAAAAGCCAGCGCGAGGCTGGCTGTGTACTGGTGAACTGGAGGTTAAAGCTGCATCGCTTCTATCCGCTGCTGTAATGTCTGTAATATCTGTTGTTGCAAAAGTGCTGATTCCTGCTCCGAGTTCTGTATCCCTGTGAGAACATCGGCAGCATTCGCCTGGTTCAGTGCATCCACATAACGTTGTCCCTGCGCTTTCGCTGTATCAAGCTGCGCGGCTGCGGCGTCCTTCTGCGCGGCAGCCTGTGCTTTTGCGGCATCCGCCTCCAGTTTTGCCACCTTCCCGGCCATTTCGCGCATCTGAAGTTCCATCTGTTGCTGCTGTATCTCCTGCTGCTGTTGTGCCTGCTGCTGCTCTTCCGGCGTCATTTCATCCGGTGATTTCGGTGTTCCCAGCGCGGTACGTATACGTTCAACAAACTCCTGTTTGTCCGGTACATCCAGGAGGTTCACCCACAAATCAAGCACCGCAGCCTGTACTTCCGGCGGTAAGCCCTGGATAACCTCAGACATACGCTGTGCCAGTTGCGCCTTAAACGCGGGCGTCTGCTGTACCGGCGCGAGGGCAATATAGGTATTAAGGCGGGAAATATCGTTGGTCATCTCACCATCATCACCGTCTTCGTTAAGCGTCACTGTCTGACGTTTGCGCTTGTCGTTCCGGTTAATGACCACCGCATAATTCCGGCGTTTTTTCAGGTCTTCCAGCAAATAACTCAACAACAACCGTCCCACCTGCTGGCAGGCGAACTGGTAGTTGTCGTTAATTTCAGCCAGCGTGGTACCGCCCTGCTCCACCAGGTTACTGATGGCAACGCCTGATGATGCATTGGAGTTCTGCCCCAGGAATGCCGCATAAACACCCATTGTGTCCTGGATGAGTTTTTCCGACTCCTGCATCACCGTAAACTGCTGGTTAGAAATCTGAGAGTCCTGTTGAACGCTGAAAACATCAGCTATGGAGGTTTTGTTTTTCCGGTCCGCATTCAGGCGAATAACGCCATCAGGACGTTCGACCTGTTCCATTACCTCAGAATTGGACATATCGGTGGCATCGTTGTCCATCACAACCCGTTTGGCCTGTAACTGCCAGGTCAGTTTCAGACGACGGAAGTTCACTTCATCCTGTGCGGGGATTGCGCGTGACACCAGCCCGTAAGGTTCGCCCGTTTTATCCTTGCGATAGCCCCAGAACGGCACCAGCGGAAACATCCCCTGCGGTGCAGTACACGGTCTGTCGGTAATAAAGTGTGGTCCGACAAACCAGGCCTCGCGGATACGGCTTACCCGTCCGATGGTGACCTGAACGCGTCCGGTCGCTACTGCCACGGCCTGCATCAGGTTATTTTTATCGAAGGCTACGACACGACCATTATTCAGTTCAATAACGGGCATCCGCTGGTAAACGCGGTAATAGACCACCTGAAGCAGTACACGCCTGCGGTCGCTCTGGAGCCATTCGCTTTGCTCACGGCTCCAGCTCTGGTATTCCTCCCATGCGCTCATTAACTGGCTGTCCTGTCCTTCAGCCAGCGTGGTATCAACAAATCCCCGCCATTCATGGACAGCGTAATCGATGATCTGCGACATCCCCGGAAACGACACTTTCGCCTCGTCCGTGTCCATCCAGCGACGGCGCATCAGCCAGCGGCAGTCACTCAGGTCAGCTTCCCGACTCAGCCAGTCCCAGTACACTTCATTCCGGTTTACCGTTGAGACTTTAAATTTCGGGCCAAACGGATCGCTGTTACGACGGACTTCAACCCAGCTCAGCCCGGCTTTAATTTGTTCCGCGTAAGCATCTGAACGTGCTTTATTCAGGTTACTCAGGCGGCACGCATCGGCAAACTCCGCATTGATGGCATCAGCCAGTTTTTCAGCTTCTTCATCCGGATCATCGGACACCACCATCAAATCAGTGCGGGTCTTGGCTTCCATACCGAGCACACCATCAATCGTTGGTGCTATCAGATTATGAATGGTCTTCGGCTGGCCTCGTTCTTCCAGTACGGTAATGACTTCAGGATCGAGCTGATCACCATCATAATAAGCGCAAGCCTTGTTTGCACCGTCACGCCACTTTGGCTGGTGATCAATATCGGAGCTGACAGCCAGTAATTTTTGCTGTGAAAAACGCGGGGCTTCTGCGCCTGGTGAACCCGCTGCGCTGGTCTGTATCTGTTCTGTGTTCATCAGTGAGTCATCCAGTGTTTTTTGGTGCGTTCAGTTGGTTGCGACTTAATGCGTACAGGCATACGCGCCCGCATTTCCTGTGCGATGCAGTAGCTCATCACCTGGTCATCGAAGCAGCCTTCCTGTGCATTCATTGAACCTTTCGCGTTGTAGACGTAGGTGTTCATCTCGCTCAGCGTGCCTGTCCAGCGGATACCGGAAATCCCGTTATTCAGCAGGGTCTTCATTCCCTCAGTCAGGATCGGCTTGCTCTGGCGCGTGGTTAACCAGCCCAGACGCGGCGTATCATCGTCGTTGTCCTGGTCAATATGCTGCTCGTTGTAGATAAAACGGGGCGGATAAATCTCACGCAGTTTGAGAATGACCGCATGGCCGTGGTTATTGCGCTCAGGTCCGATAAAGGCGGTGTTATACAGTTTCCCCACATGCGCCAGCAGGTGAGCAAATAACTCAGCGTCCAGATGTCCGAACCAGTGCGCAACCTGTTCGCCGGTACTTTGTTTGACCACATCCAGTGACGAGCGGTCGCCGTGCTCCAGCCCTTCAGCCGGGTCAGCACCGATGGCATACTGCTCGTCCGGATCGGGCAGTTCCCAGACCAGAAGATAATTCATCAGCGTACGACTGAGTTCATCCTTTTTACCGCTACGTAAAGCCTGTGCCTTTGTTCTGGTGCCCGTTACAGGCTCAATGTCATACACAATCAGTGGAGGAATACACCCGGCTTCGGCCTGCAATGTACTTTCGGCATTAAACACTCTCCGGCCTGACGTAAGGAAAGCTTCCTGCGGCGTGGAAGGAAACTCCTGCTTCATTTCCTCGCGCTGTTCTGTCTCCTTGTTGACATACCATTGCTTCTGTCCATCGGTGAGCGTGATATTCATGGCTTTTTCAACAGCCGAAAAATACTCCGCTTTTTCGCGCGTCAGTCTCAGACCGGAGGCCGGCACTTTCGCACTGTATTTGGGGTCCTGCCACCACGCATAAAAGTGGAACTTATAATCCTGTGGTGACAAATCCAGACCGGAAGTCGTTATCTCCTGTGCCCGGTTGCTCATGTCGTAGAAATCGCCGCCAACGCCTTCTGCGGTGGACTCGTCGAAAATAATGCATTCATCCGCGACAGCATTCAGCGTCCCCGTACGCAGCTCTTTGGCCTTAGCCGGATATTTCGCACAAATCTTGCCGTGCTCGGAGATATGAAGACGCTGAACCGTACCGGAACGAAACGAGGTCGCCACCTGAATACTGGAGCCATGACCAAACAGGATATAACCGCCGCTGGCACCGCTTCTTCGTTCCGCAACAGTGAATGAAGCCCGCAACCACGGGGGAAGATTGTCAAACGGCACTGCAATTTTGGTACGAAAAATCTCACTGGCTGCCTGTTTATCCTGTGCCACAATCCCGCACTTGAGGTGTGCCGTGAACAGCGCCTGGTCCAGCAGATAGATATCAATTGCCGTCGAGAACCCCAGTTGTCGCGCTTTAAGAATGATATTTTTGTTATGCATACTCCGGAAAAGCTGGCGCTGAGCCGGACGCATTCTGAAAGTAACCAGTTCCCCTTTTTCATTCTGGACTTTGTAGAGATGATTAAGACGCCACCAGGGATTGCTCAGTTTTGTCAGAATAAAAAGGCGCTGTTCTGCTTCACTCATCCCGGATAAATCAGGTTCACAGTATTGCGGCTCACTCTTCGGGGATGTCATCTAACCTCCCGGAATGGCTCATACCATGAAGCTCTGACACTATTTCAGTCATCGGGGTTGTTACCCCCTGCTTCTGGCTGGTGAGAATATCGGTCTCAGCTTTAACTTTTTCTCTGGCTGCTGCCCGGTACTCGGTATCGGCAATAATTTTTGCAGGTGTGACCGCGATAATGTCCAGCGTACCCAGCGTGCGCTCTATCGATTCAATACGGGCAATATTGCGATCGAGGGCAGTCTCAGCCTGCAAAATTTTTCCGTACAATGCTGTGCGCGCCAGAATATCTTCCGTTTTATCCAGTTCGGTAAACATGCGTTTCAGGGTTGCTGTTACCGAAAGCGCCCTTGCACGGGTAAATACCAGCTCATCAATGAGTGCCATTTCTGCCGCATCATCAAACAGGTAGTCTTTTTCCAGATACCTGGCGTATCCACGGTGTTTTACTGCGGCAGTGTTACGCTCGACGAACCGGCAAACGGGATGAGGATTTCCACCCCGTTTTTTTCGTTTCGTCTCTGCCGAATTTGCGCAATTTTCGTCATCACTGTCTGCCAGATTTTCTTCTTCGCAATCCTCGTCGTCACTGTTTTTTTCTTCTGAAGATGCGTCATAATTTTGCGCAGTTTTTTGTTCCTTTTTTTGCGCACTTTTCTGCGCAGACTCCTGCTCATTTTTGCGCAGTTTTATATACCGTCGGGCTGTGTCATAGCTGATGCCATTCTGCTTACACCAGTCCTGAAGCTTGATACCTGTTCTGGCATGAGCACGCTGAAATTTTTGCTCCAGCTTTTTCCAGTCGGTCTTTGCCATAACATCTTCCTGTTGTCACGCTCTCCATACGTAAAATCTGGTGAACAATAACCCCCGCAAAATCTCAGATTTCACGTAACGCCATCATTTTTGTTCATTATTCAATCGGAAAAATATTTCACCACCCCGTTATTGATAATAATTCTCAACAACTGTAGTGTGAGTTAACGTTATCCGTTATGTCATTGGGGAGATTTAGATGGTTGCCAAAAACAAAAAACACTCGCGTCGCATAGTCCGTTCGTTACAACGCTCCAGACTTGGTTATTTTTTCCAAAGACTATCAGACCGCAAGGATACGCCTGAGTATGTTTCAGTAACATCAGATACCAGGCCGCTGCTTATTCATCTCGTCCCGTCAGAAGAAACATAACCACATTGTGTTCTGATATAGTCCTGCGCCCCTTCGATCTGCTTTGTCACTGTGGCTATTCCGTCCCTGAGACGCCAGTAATCCCGCTCAGCATTCGCTGTAAGGGTGGCGGTGGAAGCATTATCCACGCCGGGGGAGGTGGTGGCTTTACGCACGGCTGCGGGGCATGTTGCGTTGACGTACAGGCGACGGCGGCCAGCGGCAACGTCATCGCGCAAAGCATCATTCTCAGCTTTCGCATCGGCTAACTCCTGTGTGTATTTTGCATCAAGGACAGCAACGTCACGCTGGCGCTTCGTCATGTCGATAATTGTCGCGTTCGCCAGCGCCAGCTTATGAGTAACGGTGTCCCGCTGCTGCCGGAATCGTACCGCGTTACTGTGGTAATGGTCCGTTGTCCAGGCCAGCGCGGCGGCCACTATCAGCAACGAGGCTATTACGCCAGTAGTTATGCGGTTCATGTCACCACCAGCGGATTTGCCCAATCAGATAGCCAATAGCAGCGACAAACAGTACCAGCCAGATCAGGATAAATTTCCAGTTTGGTAATTGCTCAATCATTAGTCGCAACTCCCTAATCAGTTTGCTAATATCAATCACAGGTTCTCCCTTGCCTTATTCAAGGTGCAGAAACAGAAAACCCCGACTGTTTGCGGCAATCGGGGTTTTCGCTTTTATATTCTTCGTGAATCAGCCGCCAGCCAGATCCAGCGCTCTGACGAACACATCAAACCCGTAGGGCTGCTCGCCGTTCTCGTGCCGGATGATGGCCTGTAGCAGTTTCATCATGAAACGGCTGTCGTCGGTGTGGACGAATTGAACAGGGGCTGTGCCAGTCGTTTTTGCTACGCTGTCAATATATGCCTGCGTGTTATTCTCGTTTGTGGGTGCCCAGCGGTTAATAATGCCGGTGATGGTGTTCAGGCCGTGTTTACGCTGGTAGTTGCGCAGAATAACGATCATCGCCCTGATGCCGTATTCCGGTGTTACAAACTGGCAAAACGCTTTATCGGTACGCTGCTCTTTCGGTACCAGCCCTTTCCAGTCGTCGCCCCAGCGGATATTGCCGGGGTTGTTGTTACGAATGCCGCGAGGTGAATTAGTCATTGTCCTGTCCTTCCTGCTATTTTCTTCGTCACAAACACACCCAGTGCCCGGATATGCTCAACGCCGATAAGCCCTATGGCTGCGCCAATACCTACCCGCCAGTCTTCAGATAACCAGGAAACGGGAATAGGTTTAATCATGGAGAACGCGGCAACGGCCAGCAGACAGCACAGTGGCACTTCAAGCAACAGACGTCGCCAGCTTCTTCCCGTATACAGAACACGCAGTGTTGCAATAACCGCCGTCATTAAAAGGCTGTCCAGGGGAATGTCGCCATTAATCCAGCTTTTCACCATCACCCACCAGTCCGTCCAGCTATGTGGGTCGTTATTCATAGAGCCTCCCTGCTCGCCTTTCTGCGGAGGGTAGATAAAAGAAAAGGCCGCACCTGGCGACCCGTTTATGCTGTTGTGGAAACGTTACTTTTTGGCGCTGGCTTCGGTGGCGTCCGGTGCCGGTTGTACCGAGGCGGCAATATCACTGACAATCGCGGTGTACTGCTCTATCGCGGCCTGCTCGTAGGCATCGAGTGATTTGCCCTTTTCGTTCGGTGACTGGATCTCCATCTGGAAAATCTGAGTGCCGTCCTCTTTCACTGCGCATACAGCAACACGAACCTGCTCACCTTCCGGCAAGATGTAGCTGACTTTGACTTTGTACATAATTTCTCCCGCCTGTCCGGCGATTTTAGTTAATAAAAAAGCCGCGCATTAGCGCAGCCCTGTTGACCCGTACAAACTGAAATGCTTATCGTTTCTTCGTTGCGCATATCCTGAAGAGTGAGCAACCTCCAATTTGATGTTAAACATTGTGTGATTCGCCCGGCCTGTTATTCCGGGCTTTTTTTTCGGGAGAAGCCAGAATGAGCACCTTCGAAAAACTCGCAATATTTATCTGTTTTATGGCTATCGCTGCAGCGTTGATTTTCTACAGACTGCATAACCCTTGATGCGGGTCGGCGTTAATCGCATCCGCGCACATAGCCGAGGATGTACCCAAGTCCATTACATATAATTAAATCACGCATTAGCGCAGCCCTGTTGACCCGCACAAACTGAAATGCTTACCGTTTACGTGCCTTAACCCTATGAGGCAAAACTCGTAAATACTCATTTAGACGCTATTTCGTCATTCCAGCCCGGTTCTCTGACCGGGTATTTTTTTGCCCAAAGAAAAAGGCTACCGAAGTAGCCTTTGTTTTCCCTGGTATTGTAGTGTCGCGGTGCCGGTCGCTACCCGGTGAGCCTTTGGTTGATCTGCCATGACCCGTGTTCATGTCTGCTGCAACTATTGTCAATACACACAGATGATCAGTTTGCCCCGCGCTAACGGGATTCACCGCAACATCATTACAATAACATTATAATTTACATGGTTTACTAGTTTAGGATTTATCTGTTTAACTTAAACACAGAAATCAGGCAAGGTGTTGATGGCTACACAGTTCTGCTGAGTGTGTAGACCTCCAAGTGTTGACGTATCCCTTGTTTTTCAAGTTCAGTATTTACTGCCCGCCATCCCTGTGGCGGTTTTTTTCTGCCTGAAATTTGCCCTTTAACGATGGGCCGCCGCCGCGTGACCAGCGGAGCTACACAGGGGGATATGGTGCTGGTTAACGGATCTGAACCGCTACCCATTCGCTTACAAGGCGACTGCTCTACCGTTGGAGCTAAACCAGCATGTCTGGGAATCGAACCCGCATCATCAGCTTGGAAGGCTGAGGTAATAGCCATTATACGATGACCGCTTATGAACGCAGGTCTTTCCCTGCCGTCACCGCGACGATATTTATAGTCATGCGTGGAAAGACTATTGCGTCGGTAGGCTACTTATTCAGTAGTCTACACTTGCCTGGTGGCCCTTGCTGGGTTTGAACCAGCGACAAAGCGGTTATGAGCCGCCTGCTCTGACCACTGAGCTAAAGGGCCGATAGTGTTACGGTGCCGGGTGCCTCCCGGTGAGTCGTTGGCTGGCTGCCGACCGTGACTCGCGCTACCTTGATAATTAACTATCCTGAAACCACTTCCGCCCATGCGCATAGCTGGATTCACCGCAACGCCTGAAAACTACTGTTTGCTGGTGGTATTTTGCAACCTCTCCCGGCAAGGGTGGAATTATCCCTACTCTTAGTCCGTTGACACTCATTAATGCAAATGATTATCGTTTTCACATCTTCATAAGTTGCGATTGCTTGTGAGGGTCATAACTCAAAACGTTGCTTCCAATACATTTCCCCGTCACCTGCCCGGTGCCGGGGACTTTTTTACAGTCAGGAGGTCCCCGGATGAACGCACTGGCACAAGCACTCTACTGGTTAGTGGCTATTGTTTTGGGAGGTATATGGTTCGCCTGGATGCTGGCTATAAACGGGCTGTTTATTTTCTGAGTACTTAATTCCCGTATTTCTGGTTCTGGAGCGGTCAGCGGGAATCGAACCCGCACCAACAGCTTAGAAGGCTGCTGCTCTATCCTGCTGAGCTAGTGGCGGATTAGCGTTGCGGTGCCGGGTGCCTCCCGGTGGACTTACCAGTCACAAAGTCCGCGGTCTCGTTTACGTTTCTCATCAGAGAAATTTGACTGTACGCCCATGCGCATAGCTGGATTCACCACAACACCGGAAAAGCTACTGTTTGCAGATTAAGTCTGGCAATAAATTTTTTAATCATCTATCCCCAGAAAAATCAGCTCATGCTCTATACGCTCGATAACAACGCAGTATATGACTACACCACAAAAAAAACTGGAGAGCAGAAGCAGCCTGACACACCATTTTTTCAACATCATCGCCTTCCTGTACTGACGTCGAAACAAACATTTCAAGATTGACTGGATTGTAAAGTTGCGGTGCCGGGTGCCTCCCGGTGGATTTCTCCGCATAGCCAGTAGTGGAAGCTAAACCTAACTACACCCCTACGCCTAGTGGGATTCACCGCAACAACAAAACCCTACAATCACCAGGTTATTTATGGCAAGTTCACATAACTGATTTTTTTCTGATAAATATCAAAATTTCTCTAATCTGATCTGCTTTATTACCATGCAACGCATGACGTTTCCGCTCAAGCAAATCAACGATATTGCCTGTCGTAACCCTTTTGCCATTCTCAAGTAACTGGATAACCGTATCGCCAATTTCTTCGGCCATGAAGTGGTTTTGTTCTACTCTCAAGGCATCACCCTTTGTATGGTTATAAATATTTTTGTTTTACAACAGGCAGAAGATTAAAAGCAAAACAAAAACATCGTTTAGTGACCCACTTTGATTTTGTGGCCCTCTGAAACGACAAAACCCCACCTGTTACGGCGAGGCTTTGATGATGGAGTTGTGTCAAACTGACCACTTTTAACAGAATACGTATAATTTTACGTACGTAAACTTTTTTTGTAGCCAGATTCACCCCTCAGGTAATCTTCAGTTGAAAAATGCCACCTACAGATCGTAGGTTCCTTACGTATACCCACCAAAACCAAACAAGGAACCTCCATGTCAGCAAAAACACCAAAGAGTGACTGGGATTTAACCGCAACAGAACGTCTCCTCAAGGAGAAGAAACGTCTGGGTATCAGCGATGACGAAATGGCGAAGATACTAGGACTGGACTCATATTTTTACTATGTCGTTGCTGATGAAAAGCCGGACTTTAAAGTTTACGAAATGTCTGGTGAGGTGCAGGCAGCTCTCGATAACGCAGGCTTTGATCTCTTTTACGTACTGACAGGTGAAAACAATGGCGAAAACTATGAAATAATGTTGAGTGCCTTTAGTTATGCCATTGCTGATTTACCCATTGATGAGCAGATGGAAATGCGCGAACTGATGGAGCCTGTATATGAAAAACTGATGAAAGCTACAAATGGTGGGAAGCATTCAACTCATCACTGATAAAGGAAATCGCATGCAAGATGATTATCACCTGCCAGCAATAACCCGACTTGAGCGCGAGGCCCGGCTTCTGGGTATCAAAAAAACAAAGCTGGCTATGGCTCTGGGGCTAAGTGAGCGTGAGTATAACGATATCAGCGACGGCTGGGAGGTGATGAGTATGAGTCGTCTGACTCCGTATGTTTACAGTTTGTTTACTTCGATGAGAATAGATCTGTTTTATGTGCCGACGGGTGTATGTGGTGAAGGGCTATGCGCTGATTGCCGAAAGGCATTAATTCAAATGTATTAGCTCAGACTTGACCTGACACAGCTATGGTACAAACCTAAATCTAATCTGACAGGCAGGTCTGTGCCAAAAGCGGAAGTTTCAATCGTACTTTCAAATGGCCAAATTCTGTGAATCACAACAGATTTCAAACAGGTGGATAATTTTTCTTCAATCATAAACTCACCTTCCTAATGTCGTTAGCTTCTGTTATAAAAAACTTAACATCTAATAGAATAACGAATTATTAAAAAGGTCATCGATGAAAAAAACACGCTCTTCATTAAACCTTGGCATCACTCATTCTCTATTGTTCTATATGGCAGTGCTCGTCATCATGCCTCAGAGAGCGCCTCTATATCCCATTGTTATTTGGTTGGGTATGATTATTCTCAGTGGGCTAATTGTACACAATTATTGGAATAAAAAGTCATCCAATCAACTGGCCGTTCGCCTACGAAAGAATTATAAAAAAACGCAAGATGCGGCATTATTGTCGGCATTGCTATTCTTATTAACATGTATTTCCTTTAAAGTCATTAATTATATCGACACCATCATTCCAAGTGCATTAGTTTTTATGACGGCATTGTGTATGATATACACTATATCATCTCACATACAATCGTTCGATAACAAAGAAAAAAACATAGCCACTAAAGTAAAGATAGGAATTAAATACTCATGGCTAATCGTATCATTAATTTCATATTATCTTGCACGCTCGCTAATCTCCAATATATTTGATATTCCTTTTGATACCACAATCAATAAACTCATGACGGCAGTCTCAGCATTGCTTTTTATTTTTATATTCTATTATACCATTTACTTTATTTGCATTGCTTATTTAATATTCATAGCCCCAAAAATAAAAAAAGTAAAAGCAACACCATCTGATGACATTAGCTATTCAATGTCAGTTTTCGCTCCATTATTTTTTATTGGTTATATTTCATATATTGCATTTAGTATACAGACGTTTTCCATCATTAAATTCGGATTCGGATTTGCCATGGAGTATGACACGCGCGATACTTTCTTTTGCAATAATAAGTATATGTGGCTCAGCGAAAATTCTAAAGCTCGCTTTATGTTTATCGCTGAAGGAAATTATCGTGCATTAATACCTCACCGTGATGACTTTAGAATATCACGCTTGACCTGTACAAATAGTGAACCATTCTATTTACTAGTTACTGTACAAGATAAAAAAGATTTTATGTTAGAAGCTTTGGAAAAACAGGCAGAGATGCTTACTAGTGATCTAAAGACGGCGATATCACAGAATGTTCGATGACGATCTGAATCACCAAATTCTCGGTAGCCAACTTCCGTTTCTCGCTCAAAGCCGACTGTCAGATTTGATTGAGTGCTGCCAGTGAAAACCGTCAGTATCCCTTGGTAATCACACTAATACAATTCGAAAATAGCTAAATGATCTTCCACCTGATGAGCGTTTCCGAATGCAGTTTTTTGCATCCCGAATCCAGTTCAATATGTGAATAACCATCAACGCAAAAGAGGCCACGAAAGGCCCGTGAGCAATGTCGTAAAAACCTTCATAAACTGTTCTCCCTTTGTACATACCTGTCCATTTCCAGCTTAACGTCCAGTGCCATCAACATACCCTCGACAACACCCTCGGCCCCCTGTAATCGCTTACCTATAGTGCCATCCGAGCATGAATGTTGTCTGGCCAGTGCTATGAACGTCTTTCCCAATACGTAGTAATCAACCAGTAAGTCATGCTGGTCTTCACTGTTTTTTTTCAGCCGCGCCATACATCCGCTAATCACCATCGCGTCATCATCGCTGCATTGTGGACGGGATTTTACTTTGTTTGGTATCAGCCCCTTAAAGCCAGCGGCAATTGATGACCATACAACATCCTCACGGTTATTGGCGGCCCATGCGCCCCATCGTTCCAGAACCTCCTGAATATCGCGCATTATCACCCCTTAATCACCGCCGGAATTATCAGCCCACGGCGGGCAAGCTCAATCACTGTAAGCACTATCGCTTTATTCATTAGCCGCCTGCGTTCTTCTTTTTCCAGGTGGCAGCCGTTGTCAATTTCGTAATGACATTCCGGGCAAAGCGCAGCGGTGGCGCAATCATCGGTTTTCAGTCCCATGCCCTTTAATTCATTGCGATGGGCGACCTGCGTCCCCCACCTGCCACACAAGACGTATTGTTCTATCTGTCCCACTGCGTCCAACCAATTTTTGCTGCGATAAATCGTCTTCATCCCGCAAACTCCAGAAGCTGCATCGCCACGTTTTCTGCTTCCTGCTGTGATCTGAATTTGTGGCGCAGAATGAAATTCCATAAGACGTTGAAGACGTCCTTATACAACTGCCGGAACGTATCTTTATCCATCCTGGCGAATGCAATAGATTTTGGAGTTCTGCGGCGGGTATTATCAGGAAGGATAACCTCATCATAGTAACCAGCCTGGACAGTCACCCAGGCGCGATAAGGTTCAAATGACTTGAGCAATGCAACGTCCCTTGTACGTAACTGCCCTTCCATCAGCAGAAACTCATCAGCAGCAGCGGATAATACTTCGCCATAACGTTGACCGGACATCTCAACGAGATACCCGACGAAGCGATTTACCAGTTGAAGTTCATCCGGTGATAATGAGCCACCAGCAGGTGTCCAGCAGTCGAAGCCAAGCTGTAGCAGTTTGAAAAAACGTTTGTGGAAGGCGTAATTGCGTACACGTTTAAAATCAGCGTGTATCCACTCGCCAATTTTCACGGAATGCAGAAATTCGCCACTCTCCGGCGTAGCCGGGAGCAGTACCCCGGATGAGGTGTGCTTGACCAGTTGTAATTGCGCCATCGGGTTCTCCGGTGGCGCGACAGGTTGCCAGTTGTTCAGGCTGGCACAGGGATTATAAGCTAACTACTGCGGATTTGTCAGTGTTGCCGGAAGCCCGATTTTCCTGAGAGTTTCGTTAAATAACTCCGTCAGGTCATCACGGCGGATCACCAGCCAGCCGTTACGTTCAACCCAGAATTTGAAACTCTGGAAGGTACACACCACGGAGTCATCCGGAACCTTTTCCGTGGATTTTATATTGCCGTGCTCGTCCAAGTGGATAACCAGCGTGCGGGAGTCACCGAAAATCATGTCATTTTTCTGCTGGCGGATCTCTTCCTCCATGCGGTTAAACTCCGCAATGTAGGCTTCCTTAAACGCAGCCGCTTTTTTTCCCGTAAAGCCCATCACCAGAAAGACAAAGCCGTCTTTGGTCATTTCGTAGGCTTCTGTTTCGCGTTCGTCAAAGCCAGCTTGAGTGGTTATTGCGACGGTCGAAAAGTTGGCCGTCGTAAACGCAGGAGAACAATCAAGGCTCCGAATTTTCTCCAGAACGTGTTTATGCTGTTTACCAAAGAAATTTGCGACTGAAACTGAAGTGGTTACAGGACGGTTGTCGTGAATGGTTATCTCAGGGATAACTGTAGAGATAGGGCTAGTCATGATGACCTCGTTGATTTTTTCGAAGTACCACTATCGGAGTGGTGCCGGGAGGTTCGAAACGGCTCAACGAGACCGCGGACTTATTTCCCTTTCGGGTGTTGTATTCGTCGCCCTCCCGACATTAATCGGGGTGTGTTCGCGTAATGCGCCCACAGAATGACAGGCATAAAAAATCCAACACTATCGGGGTTGGTTTTGGCCGCGTTGAGAAGAGGTTTCGACGCCTCGTCTGGGAATAATACATGCTTCATTGGTATTGTAAAGTAACTTGCTATTGAAAAAGTCGAGCTGAAGGCTATAGGCTATTTTTGCGGCAATTTTACCGCAATAATCTAAGGTGAATGTTGATGAAAAAAATCGCAGCGATGATCCTGATTCTGGCATTTGGGGCAATGTCAGTGAATGCAATTGCTTGCCCTAAAGGTACGCACCCACATGGCGGTACAGGTTCACATCATAAGGGTGGAACTTGTTATTAGATTTAACTCAGGCCATTTTAATGGCCTGCTTAAAGGAATTTTATTGTGAAAAAAATAATATATCTTTTGTTATTAGCATCATTTCATACCTTCGCAATGGGTGAAAATATTTACGATTACAAAAATTTAATCGGTTACACAGTAATTGCTGTTAGCAAAATTGACGGTAACTTCGATGGTTGCGACTACAGAAAACCTATAGTACTGGAAAATGACATGGTACTAAGATGTAGTTCACTTGATTTTGGATATGCTTACTATCCTATGGTAGTAGTTCTTAGTAAAGATATGGGCAAAGGGTATTCCATCAAAACTATAATTGATAATAAAGTATATGACATGGAACCCATTCTAAAAAGCAACAAGCGCCATTAATGGCGCTTGTTTTTCAACTCTTGACTTATTAACTTAGCCTCTGCATATATCTGTTCATACACTCTCTTTGATCCACCTGAATCATGACCATCCAAACACATCTGATTATACTTTCCCAGAACATCGTCATGAAACGACCTGATAGACGCAAGAATATATTTATATTCTATTTTTGTTCCTTTCAACGCGTTATCCATAAGGCACATTTCTTTGAACTTAGCGGCATCACCATAGATTGCATCTGTCATCAACTTGGCGGTATGAAAACGCTCAGATAATGGAGAATACTCCCAAAAAGGGTTATCCCTTAAGATATCGTCCATGATTATTGCCGTTTCAAATTTTTGAGGATAAGATTCCTGCCAGGATGACAATTCAGGCACTGAATTAAATGCTTTAGCTAAGGTTTCCTTTTCATCCTCCTTTTTATTATTAGGTTCAGGAGTATAATTAATTTCAGATGCATGATTATCCTGATATTCAGAAGCCGGGCTATTTACTCTTTTTTTATCAACTAATGTCCATCCATTCCCCATCATACAATCAGAATAAATTTGATTCTTTGTATTTTCAGCCATAATAGCATTGGTTGTATTAAATCCCTGAACAAAACCAGAACCAAAGGCTGAATTATAACCATATGATGGTTGAATTTGATTTGAAGACACTCCTTGAGACATAGCGGTACAGTTTGCATTATCAGCATAAAATTGCTGAGTTGATTTTTCTGGATTATACCAAACTTTTTGAGCACACCCTGTCAGGGTCAGAAACAAAGGAATCAATATTATTCTCATGATTTTCTTCCTTAATTAATAATATCTGTTTCAGAAAACCACCCGCATCTCGTAAGTGTCAAGTCACACATAAAAGACACTAATAAAAGACTTTTAAAAGCACCTATGATAAGACTATACTGTATACCTTGAAAGAAAGGAGGTAATCATGACCTATCAGATACTGACCACTATCGCAGCCAGCATAACCGACCTGAAGCGTAACCCTATGGGAACCGTAGCTGACGGGGAAGGAAACGCCGTGGCAATTCTGAACCGCAACGAACCCGCATTTTACTGTGTACCCCCTGAACTTTACGCCTACTATATTGAGCTTGCTGAAGATGCTGAGCTTAATGCTATTGCTGATGAACGCATGAAAGATCCGGACATTGTGAGCGTTAATCTCGATGACCTATGAACTCAAATTTGAGCGCCGTGCTAAAAAAGAATGGGATAAATTAGGTCATCCGGTTCGTGAGCAGTTTAAAAAGAAGCTGGCTGAACGTCTCGAAAACCCACATATCCCTTCAGCGAGGCTTCATGGACGTCCTAATCGCTACAAAATAAAACTCCGTTCATCTGGCTACAGACTGGTCTATGACGTTATAGACGACAAGCTGGTGTTACTGGTTATCGTTATTGGAAAAAGAGCGGGTAACGAAGTCTATGAGTTAGCAGACGAAAGGTAGAGACGTTGAATGTTTACTATAAAACGACATGTAGCCCGTCAGGGGCAGGGAAATCTGGTGGGTACAGAACCATTGTTCAGTACAAAACTGCGGATGAGTAAAAAATACCGCAACGAAGCATATGCAGCCATTCATGAAACGATGGAGGCTCTACATGAAATTGGTGCAGTGGACAAGCAAACCATGCGCCAGTTTGATGAATCATGCCTGTCCCCCATCATTCCCATGACGCCGGAAAAAATCAGGGCATTGCGTGAGCGCGAGCATCTGTCACAACCTGTTTTTGCCCGTTATCTCAATGTCAGCAAAAACCTGGTATCTTCATGGGAGCGTGGAGTAAAAAAACCGGGAGGTCCGGCCCTGCGTTTGTTAACTGTCGTTGAGAAGAATGGAATACAGGCCATTATGTAAGCTATATTAGCCCAGCCCCGGGTTAGCGCTCTTGCGACATAGGGCCAAACCTAATCTGACAGTCCACTTTGAACGAGGAGCGGATCTTATATACACATCCCCATTAACTTGAGTATGCTCCTCTGTGAATTTGTTTCGAAAACGATGTCGCTGATGTATTTCATTCCCTGTTTTTTATAGAATCCTTGAGCACGTTCATTTTGCTCAAGAACCTCCAGCCATAAGAATTTTTTCCCATTACTTCGGGCAAGATCTATGACTTTACTGAACATTAGTTGACCATAATGTTGATTCGTTTTGGTTGGGGCAAGGTAGAGTTTGTCAAGTAAAACACCGCTGATGTCTGTATTCGGGATAGTTGCTTGCCAGGTCAGCTTGGCAAAACCAATAGGCTGATCGATTTCAGCTATATACCAGCTAATGTTTTCGTCATTAATATTCCGCTCAATAACAGATAGTGAATATTCACCCTCCAAATAATTATCAAGTTCTGATTCTGACTTCCACATATGCTTAAAGTACGCAGGATAGATGCGGTAGCCAAGCTCATTTAGTAATCCTGAATCGGCTAATGTTGCTTGTCGTATGATTAAAGACATGGGATAGACCCTTTCTTTATGAGAGAAAATTGATAATAAATTTATAATATATACTGCCTGTTAAGTCTACCTGTCCGTCCTGACAGCCTTTACCCTAAAACCTTGAATACTTAACCAGGCACAATAAAAGTGACAATCTTCATGTATTGCATGATTTATCCTGGATTTGTCGGTCTGTGATACTATCCTGTTTTAACCACATACCCGTGTTCTTTGGCTATTTCTTCTGCCAGTAGCACATCAGCGACACATCCGTATATACAGGTGGTCTGTATAAAAAAACCTTCACTTTCTTCCCGCAACTGAGGAATTCGCATCAACATCCTGTCCACCAGATTATTGTGTTTTCGTACGCTAAAAATGGTGCCGGTAATAATCAGCCTGGCTTCCATGCCAGCATCCTGATATTCAATTTTCATATGACCTCCGTAGTCAGTGTATTATGCCGTGCTCCGACCGACACTCAGGGCAGTCACACGGTTTATTCATCTCCTCCCTGAGCATCTCCAGTCCGGCAACAAACGAATCAGGAACATATGGCATTCGTAAAATATCGCTGGCGGCAAGCATGGATGAGTCCGTTATCCCTGCCGGACCATCCAGATAAAACGAAAGCAGCCTGCTGATTCCATCACCTCCTGTCGTTGATGTCCGGCTCACTAGAGCAGCAATGACCAGCGGCACTCCGTTTTCAACACAAACGTCGTGAAGCTCCTTGATTATCTCCTGGATTTTTTCGACAACTTCTGGAGGGGTGTTGATATCTATCATTGCTGCAACTCCTGTAGTAATCGGGTCATTCGGTTCAGTGTTTTTTCATGCTTTTTCGCAGCAATGACACTTTTCCGAACCAGTTCCGCCTGGTGTAACGCACTCCTGAGTTTACGGATAACGCGGGAGACCTCCTTCGGCGTGGGAAGCCTGGTACATCCCGGATGGCTCTCAGTGAGTACCAGGGGGGCTTTATCATCGACCTGCACCGTATCACTTTCAGTACTGGCGTCGATAGCACTCGTTACATACGGCGTGATTGCTGATTCAGATTCTTTCGGCACGTATTCACGCTCCGGAACGGCTTCAGGTGCTGAGGTCGTTTCAGGTATGCAGTACCTGAATTTACCATCCCGTTTAACACGGCTCAGGCGGCCTTTTCCGGTCGCGTTTGCCAGTGTAGCGACAACCTTGCGGGAGGTGACATCAAACATCGTCGCAAGGTCTTCCGCAGTAAGCGGGCCATTTTCACGGATAGCGTCAGTCAGTTGCTGTTCACCGATTTTAACAGTCATCTCCTTCGATGCTTCCGGCTTCAGCGTTCTGCACTTAACCGTTGTCGTCCGGGCTGGTGCAATACCGGACAGCAACCAGTAACCGTTCAGAAATGTCACCGTACCGATTTCCTGCTGTTCGTTCAGCATTTCAAGCGCGTCGCGGGGTTCGATCTTCATCCTTGCGGCAATTTCTCGTGCGCTGGCTTTTTCCATCGCTTTCAGTACATCGAGTACAGTTTCCATAGAATTTTCTCCTGAAAAATTATTTGTGTTGCCTGACGTGTTGCCGCCAGCTTTCCCAGCCAAAAATTACCCAGCGACCGCCGTTCATCCGTAGCCGGTCAGTCACCCGTTCGCCAGCCAGTTTTTTAAGACTGTCAAAGTTCATGTTGGTCAGTATCCCTACTGACTTCATCGACGCAGTACGCCTGTCGACAATCTGGTTCAGGATGACAAACTCGTTTTTCGTATCACGCTGCATACCAACTTCGTCGAGCACCAGCAGGTCAACATCGCAAAGCCCGGCCAGAAATGTTTCCTCGGATTTTCCCGCGTCGTAACAGGCCCTGACGCCCAGCATCACGTCAGCCAGGGTGACAATCATCACGGTCTTTCCCCGGGCCAGCAGACGATTTCCGATAGCCGCTGCCAGGTGATTTTTCCCGGTTCCCGTCGAGCCGCTGAACACGAAACTGGTAAAATCATCACCGCACAGGTTTTCCGCGATGGATTTTGCCTGGCTCAGTGCGTGGCGCTGTCCGTCGTTCTCCACCCGGTAGTTCGCGAACGAACACCTGCGGTACAGGTCCCGAATCCCCGAACGACCGAAAATTTTCTCCGCTCTCGACTGGCGGTTCTGGCGCTCGATTTCCTCGCAGCGTTTCCGGCCTTCGGCAAGCTGCCATCTGCGCCACTCCTCCGGTGTCCGGTACGGCGCGGAAGCAGCAGCGGACTTTGGAGCAAGATTCCTGATACGGGCCAGAATCCCGGTATCTGCGATGTTTTTCATGGCCTGTCATCCCCTGAAACCTGGTGGAATTTCGCTGTCCGGCGGCGGTATGTCCTGAATTCGTGCCGGACTGTCGCGGCCACGGTTGCCTCCCCGGTCCTGGTCTTTCGCCAGCCAGCCGGTGATAAATTTTTTGATGCCACGTGCGGTTTTCCGCCGTCGCTGGTCGCTCAGTAGCCATCCCCGCTGGTTACGCAGCACCTGCCGGACGTCAACCGCCGGATACAGCGCCTCAAACTCGGAAACCAGTGATTCGGTCACGGCGAACTCAGAACCGTCGTTCAGCGGCAGCCGGATAAACTCAGGGTCATCGGGACGGGGCATTTCAGGCACACCAGCGCTCAGAGGCCGACGCTCAGGTCCGGCATGGGCTGGTCTGGTGCCGTCGTGCAAATTCAAACCGCATGACTCCAGATTTTCTTCCGACGGCGGGGGGCTGATTTTTTCAGCACCGCGCAAGAGGTTTTGATCTTTTAGATCTGTTTCTTTATCTGGATCTGTATCTTTATTAGTTCCCTGTTTGTTGGCGTCCTGTTCAAACACAGAACCAACACCTGTTGAACATGTGTTACTTTCGCTGGCAGATTGTGTTTCCTTCCTGTTCCTTCTGGAATGAACAGATGCTTTTCCTGCCGCTGACCTTTTCGCTAAGGTTTCCCTGACCGAAGCAAGATCATCTTCTATGCGCTTGTGAACCCATTCCGTGCCGTTATCAATGAAAAACTCTCTCAACGACTCTTCTACGGCTCCCCAGCGCTCGTTGCTGACCCGTGCAATTTTCGCCAGCCTGTTTTTCGGTATAGCTCTTCCGGTCTGCCAGTAATTGAACATCAGCAGCAAATAAGCCCCATGTTCTTCGGTAGACAGATGCATCGTGTCTGCAAGATAATCAGCGATATAAAGCTGCATGTATGGAAGTGCCGCCATAACGCCTCGTTACGCTCTTTTCCGGGCGGTTTGAAACCATGAATAAATACCCACTGTCACACCTCTCCTTTTGGTGCCGAACCTCCTGCTGGTGCTAGCCTGCTGATCTCCCAACCAACAGAACCAAAGGAGGTTCGACAGTGAATTTTTGTGTAATCTATTTCGCGAGCGAAGAGGAGTTCATTTCGTTCTGGCAAGTAACCCCCAACGCCACACCAACTCCCTCATATGAAAGATGGCTGGCTTCCTTCGACTCCCAGGTACGACAAGCTAAAATGCAAGGGTTTACCGTCGTTAAAGTAAAGGCCGATATTGATGACTTTCTCGCCTTCTGCCGTGAAAGAAATATCGCACCCGACGGTAGCGCCAGAAGAAGCTATGCAGTGTATAAGGCAGGTTTCGATTCTTGACATCATCAGTTCTGCGGACATTGGCTTTTCCTACCGTTTGAAACATCGATCATTCTTCTTCTCCTCTGAAAAAGAGTTCCAGGCCGCCCTGTTCGCGGCCTTTTTCTCCTACGGATTACCCCTGCCGTAACGTAGCAGGGCCATCGCGAGCGCGATCTGCCTGTCTGCCTCCGGTCCCGGACAGAACGGCACGCAACAAATCGTCAAATGCACGGTTCAGTTCTTCCCGGGCGCGAATGACAGCCCGGTATTCAATGGAATCTGCAAACTCCATTCTCAGGCGCAGAAGTGGGGGGATCTCTTCAGATATGGCGGGAAGCAAAAGCTGAATTTTGCGGCGCTGCTCCGGTGTTTCGCCGGACAGCCAGCGATGAAATATATTTTGCTGGTTACGCCAGCTTTCATGACGCTGCTCAACCGGATCGGTAATAAGTGTGAGGGGCAGCTCTTTCCCGCCCTGTCGAATGTATGTCGCTGCGATCGTGCTGGCGACATCCTCCTGGCTGGATTCAGCCGCCCATGCGAGCAGCGCACACCGGATGTTTTCGTGCCTGATTATCATAAATCAACCTCCCGGCGCCGATTTACGGTAGCCTGTATTTCAGGAGGAAGCCCGTCAGTAGGGTTGGGGTAAGTGGAGCTATCAATTTCATGTGGCGTAACTCGCCAGCCGGTACTCTTGCTCCATAAAAGCGTGTTTCTGCCAGTTAGTCTGGCCCTGCCATTCAATACGTGGCTTACCATCCCCTGGCTGGCACCAACTTTATTGCCGAAATCTCGCTGACTTAAGCCAGAATTCCTCAAATATTCACCAAGCTTCATTAAAGTGTTCCTCGTTGTTCTGAGACACAATCAATAACATAGTTATTTTTATATGTAAATAACGAAGCTATTTCAAAATGATTAGCAATACTATTAGAATGTTGGATATGAAGAGAAAAAACTTATCTGAACAAGACATTGAAGCTGCACGCAGGCTAAAAGAAATCTGGAACTCTCGTAAGGATTCGTTAGGACTTACTCAGGAGCGAGCTGCTGAAATGATGGGTTTTACAACTCAGGGGGCGGTCAGCCACTACCTGAATGCCCAGACACCGCTAAACCTTGAGACAGTCCTGAAGTTTTCAGCCTTGCTGAGGGTTTCCCCTGAAGATATCAGACCTGATATGACAGGTCTGATTAATGTCGCACGCAAATATACTCCCGAAACCTCAAGTGAAGAGGATGCTGGTCAGCCTGAAACTGATATACAAAGCAGGGCAATGGCTACGTCAGTGTACAGAATGAAAAAGCTGCTGGAACAAACTGGCTGGAGCCAGTTCGAGCTGGCCCAACGCATGGGTATTAATTCGCACGTGGTTCAACAATGGCTCATCGGAAAAGCAGCCCCCAATCCTGTAAACCTTGACAAGCTGACTGAAATTACAGGGTATCCATCCTACTGGTTTATGTTGCCCCCAGAAGAAACAGATCAGATTTCTACACCTGATGCAATGAGGATTGGCCCTACTCAAAGAGCGCTATTAAGAGTATTCAACGCTTTTCCTAAAGAAGAGCAGGAAAAAATTCTAAACGAAATAACTGAGAAAAAAGAAACAATGGAAGCACTCGTTGCTCGCTGGATCAAGGCTCAGAAAAATAATCAGTCTTAACAACGACACAACGACAAATGCCCCATTTGATCTCTAGCAGAGGTGAGAATAATTATCAATAATGGTTATTATTCTCACCCTATATTTTTTCTCAAAAACGACCTCAATCACACTTATACCCTACCTGCTACTTGCCACCATGCCTCTCACAATGTATCCCCCCTCTCTTTCTGTTGCCCACACAAAATAAAAATAACATTGATATTGACAATAAAAATAGCGATGTTATTTTTAACTTAGCAACCCACCCTAACGGATGGGACAGTCAGCAAAACTGGCGCGACAGGTAAATGTTCCGCCGACGGGCGTAAAACGGATGAAGAGGGCCACTCAATGAACGAGACAGAACTGAAACACGTTATAGCCATGCTTCTGGAGGATGCAAAACGCCTGCAACAGGTAGAACTAAATGCAGGCACTGAGGCCCGCATATGGTTGGCTAATAAAACACTTAATTCATTCAGAGAGTTAAGCGGTTTTGCAAGAGGGTCAGGTATCTCTACCGAACACCAACTTTCTTAGCTAGCGCCAGCATAAAAATGCTGGCATATGCAGCAAATAAGTAGCAACAGAACTCCGTAAATGTAAGAAGCTGCTGCTCTTGCAACCAATGGTTAGAAGAGTTGGGACAATCAGCCCCGGAAGCAACCGGGAACACAACGCGAAAGCGCATTACGCACAACCTCTAACCTCATAAGGTTTGTCGTTAAATCCAATGCGATAGTGCGCTTCCGGTTGCGACCAGGACCGTGACATTGCTGTGTGTTGTGTTGGCGGTATCAGCATTTCCCTTGCTGATACCGTCCTTTTTAAAACGAATTTTGTAGTGCGGTGAATGCGGCTATGCGCACGCGACTCAGTTAAGAAGAACCTCGTGTTGGTTGTGGGTGTTTTGTAGTCGGCGCTAACTGTTAACTGGTTAACGTCACCTGGAGGCACCAGGCACCGCACCACAAAGTTCGTTGACGGTTTAACGAAGGTGAGAAAGATGATGGATGCAATGCTTGCGAAAGAAAATGGGTGGCGTTATAGTTCCCAGGCACCTCATAAAACGGGTGCCGGGATTGGAACCCCGTTGACGACCATAGCGCATAACCGCGCCTTTGCGGTTTTTTTATGCGTTAAGCACGGCCACATTCGCATTATGGTGGGGCGTGCAGGGCAGCCGCAAGGCTGGCCGGTTCCTATGGTCGCCGGTAGTTCCAACCCTGTACGTCTCACCACCTATGAGTTTGGAACCTCACGTGGTGAGTTTATAAAACTGACCATAGAGGATGCCATCATGGCTACTATCCCTGCCCTTTCTCACCCTCAAGTGACCGTTGAAAATGGTCGCGCCGTCACTACGTCTGTTGCGGTTGCTGAATTTTTCGGCAAGCTGCACAAAAACGTCATTCAAAAAATCGAAATGCTGGAATGTTCCTCTCAATTCACTGAGCTTAATTTTAAGCCCAGTGAATACACAGACTCAACCGGACGCAAGCTCCCGATGTACCAGATCACCAAAAACGGCTTCGTTTTTCTGGTGATGGGCTTCACAGGCAAAAGAGCCGCCGCGTTCAAAGAGGCTTACATTGCCGAGTTCGACCGGATGGAAAACGAACTGCGCCTTTCGTCAGGCCGCTTAATCAAGGGGGACTCCCGCACTGTTGTTGTCCACTTTGATGAAGCCGGAAATGTTACATCTACCGAACGAGTATCAGATGATGCAGTGGTGACAACTATCAGTCAGTTTAAATTCTGGATGGAGAAAAACGGCTGGCTGGTTATTCATCGCGACGATATACGGAAGATGACCGTTGAGCAATTAGTTTCGTTGAAATAATGCAGAACGTCAGGAGGGTTGATTATGATTACCCATCACTATGGAACCGATAATATTCCCCGCAAGGATGTTAAACCAGGCGCATTTGTAAAATATAAAGACCGTACTTATCTCGCGTCAGCAAATGTCACTAAGGGATTGTACATTAATAATGTTTACGAGAAGACCCTGATTAGAAGCGATGAAATTGAGGTTTATCTCAATCAGTATGGTAAACCACTCATGCGTAATGGTGACATATGAAAATCAAATGCGCCTATCATCTTTGTAATAAAGAGTTCGAAGAAAAAGAAGGTATAAACAAGCCACTTACGTTTATGCGGGGTGTTATCTATACAACCGAAAACAGAAAATATTGTAGTGAACAATGCGCCGAGCATGACCAGATGGCACATGAACTTTAATTACTGACCAATATATTTAAACCATGAAAACATGCCAGCAATGGCAGGGCTTCACTCAACCTGAAAAAGGAAACGGAAATGAAAAATAAAATACCTGAAGAATCTGTATTACAGGAACTCAAAAAGCTCACTACCCGTATATTTCAGATATGTGTTGAAAATAATATGCCAGTTGTTATTGGTTACTCATACGAGTTAAGCAGAAACGAAGATGGCTATTCAACAAACAAATCCATAACAGCATATGCAGATGAAAAAAAAGGAGCATGGAACTCCACGATAGCAGCCGCAGTCATGATGCTCAGAATGAAGGAGGTCCCTAAAAAAGCTATCCACGCGATGGCAGAAATGGCCGCCGCCTGTGAATTAGTTCGGGCAATGTCTGAGGATTCAGATTCAGAGGAAAAAAGCCTGCATTAAATGCAGGCAATTCCCCGGTTTTACATCCCGGCGATGCTGAGGCAGGCGGCCAGCCTTACCAACAGAGATATACCCAGTGAGCATTCGTAGAGGGACGTTCACTGTCTTCAATAATTTTAATCTTAATTGGGGTTAAAAAACAATGAGTGACAAAAAAGAAGATTTTGCACTGTACTGCCCTGTTAAAAATGAAGAAGCCAGAAAAAGACTTGGAATAAAAGCGGGCTTCTTCTGGGTTACAGTAAAAAAACTGTCAGTAGCTGTTTCCCGTTGTATCGCAGCAATGGACGATAAGGGTTATGACGAGGACGACTTTAAAAAACCCGTTCGTGTCAATTTCCCCGTCGTTAACGATCTGCCCCCTGAAGGCGTATTTGATACTGAATTCTGCAACCGTTACGAAAAAGGCGGTGACGACGGAATTACTATGATGCAGATCCCCGGCGCAGTTCCTGCCGACCAGTTCCACGAAAAACCAGTGGAAACGCCCTATACCAGCACCGCCGACAATACAGACACTGAAGCTGGCGATAATGTTACTGGCGATACTGTTCCCCTCCCCGCTTACGCTTATAACGTCAACGGCGAACTGATGTCAGAAGTTGAGAAAGATATGACGCAATCTGTCTCAGGGAAAAGTTTTGCGGTGCGCTTCAGGGCGAACTGGAAGCAGCCACAGTGTGTGACTGATGTGGCAATCTGGCGACTCCAGGAGATCAATGCCGAATTAATGGACCCTGCCGGCTATATGGCCGATATCGAGCTGGCATTATCAGACAAAGAGATTGCCTCAAGGCTGGATAAGCTTGAAATGCGGGATGTTCATTGTTACGCCCGCGATATCGAAAAGGTATTTCCTGAAAATAAACGCCCTGGTATTCAGCACGTCAGGGAGTTCACCAAAGCCTGGCTTGATACTGATTACATCGACCGCGGCCTGCTGGTCAAAGAGTGGCAAAACGGCAATCGCGTATCGTGCATCATCAAACCGACAGCTAACGACGCTCCAGAACCACAGAAAACCAAAGTCGTTGAGGCGATCGAGTCTGCCCGTCCGTGCCGTAGCGAAAAACCAACATTCAGGACGATTAACTATGAACTCGCCTGTGGTTTCTATGAAGATTTGGATCTGAATAGCCTGCGGCCTGCAATGGATTTTGCAAAACGTATTATTGCCGAAGACCGTGAAGACTGGAAACGCATGTCGGCTACAGTGGACATTATTCCCGATATCAAAGAATTTGACCGTCAGACCATTATTGACCTGGTACGCAAAGCCCCCGCTGCCGTTCATAGCGGCAGTCCGGAGCTGCGCCGCGCCTGGTGTGAAAGTTTTCTTGCGGTTCATGGTGTTCGCGATCCGGACTGGTACGAATATGTACCAGACGAAGCACCAACAACCCATGAAGAAAATGCAGCAAGGCTTCGTCAGGCGGGCAAATGTCTGCGGGATATTGAGGCAGGGAGATTTCAGTGTGATGAAGAAAAACCGCAACCGGCAGGCGAACTGGCAGATGAACCAGCAACGCCTGAAGCAGTGGAACAGGACACAACTGAACATCATCCGGACCCGCTGCCGCTGGAGAATGAGCCACCTGTAAGCCAGACAGAAGCAGGCTACCAGAAAATACGGGCAGAACTGCACGAAGCACGTAAAAACATTCCACCCAAAAACCCGGTTGATGTTGGTAAACAACTTGCAGCCGCGCGCGGTGAATATGTCGAAGGCATCAGCGACCCGAACGATCCGAAGTGGGTGAAGACAGAGACAAGCCCGCGGACCAATAAACCGGAAATGGTAACGAAAGTGGCGGATGGTATTTTCGACGTTACTGCACTGCTGCAAGATTCATCAATTCATGGCGAAAAACGGGTAGTGGAAACCGCCGTCAGCGAACCAGAAATGCCGGAAACAGAGCCAGTACAGCAATACATCTGGCCGGAATACTTCGAGCCGGGCCGTTATGAAGGCGTTCCGAACGATATTTATCATGCGGCCAACGGTATCAGTTCAACAATGGTAAAAGATGCACGGGTAAGCCTGATGTATTACGAAGGTCGCCACGTATCTAAAACCATCAAAAAAGAACGTTCAAAAGTACTGGATATGGGGAATCTGGTGCATGCACTGGCCTTACAGCCTGAAATTCTGGATGAAGAGTTCAGTATTGAGCCTGAAATCCCGGAAGGTGCGCTCACGACGACAGCGACTATCCGCGCTGTTATTGATGATTACAATAACGGTCTGCCGGTGATTCTCAGCGCGGACGATATCAAAAGATACCTTGATGAATATAACGCCACCCTACCACAGCCTGTTCCATTAGGCGATGACGTTGCTCAGACGGGTGAAAGCTACATGTCGCTACCTCCTGAATTCCAGCGCGTGGAAGAAGGACAAAAAGTCACGGCAGCTAAAATGAAGGCCTGTATCAAAGAGTATAACGCCACCCTGCCGCCGCAGATGAAAACCAGCGGCAGCCGCGACACGCTTCTTGAACAACTGGCAATCATCAATCCTGATCTCGTTGCGCAGGAAGCACAGAAGCCCCAGCCGCTGAAAGTATCCGGCGCCAAAGCAGATTTGATTCAGGCAGTGAAATCAGTCAGCCCTGAAACGGTCTTCGTCGACGAGCTGCTTGAGGCATGGCGCGAAAACCCCGGAGACAAAATCCTGGTTACCCGCCAGCAATATGCAACCGCGCTGGCTATCCAGTCGGCTCTCTACGCTCATCCGGAGGCTGGAAAATTACTACAGAACCCCACACGTGCCGTCGAAGTCAGCTACTTCGGCATCGATGACGACACAGGGCTGGAAATCCGTGTTCGCCCGGACGTTGAACTCGAGTATGAAGGGCTGCGCATCGGCTTCGACCTGAAAACAATCAGCATGTGGGATGTAAAGGAAGATGCCCTGAAATCACGGCTTCACCGTGAAATAACGATGCGAGATTACCACCTCAGCGCCGGTATGTACTGCAACGTTGCCGACCTGGACAAATTCGCGTGGATCTTCGTGAACAAAGACGAGGGCTATCACTGGGTAGCCGTGGTATGGGCTTCTGAATCACTACTGGAACTCGGAAAACTTGAGTATCACCGGACCATTCGCGCTATCGCCAACGCTATGGATACAGACGAATGGCCTGCGCCAGTCACCGCTGACTACACCGACGAGCTGAACGATTACGACCTGCGCCGCCTCGATGCGCTGCGTGAAATGGCATAAGGGGAAACAAAAATGTCCACTTCAATAGCTACAACTGATAATCAGACACAGAAAATAGACAATGTTTCTATCCTGACAAATGGCGAACTGTTTAACCGCCTGCGTACGCTTTCAGAGGTCATGGCTAACAGCGGTAATTTTGTCCCTGCTCACTTTCGCGGTAAACCAGACTCCTGCATGGCGGTCGTGATGCAGGCTGCACGCTGGGGCATGGACCCGTTCGCTGTCGCACAGAAAACTTTTATCGTGGGAGACTCCGGCGTCCTGGGTTATGAGGCTCAACTGGTTAACGCTGTTGTTAACAGCATGGCCCCTACTAAAGATCGCATTCATTTTGAATGGTTTGGTGCCTGGGAAAATATCGTAGGGCGTTTCGTGGAGAAAACCAGCTCCAAAGGAAATAAATATATTGCTCCGGGCTGGAGTCTGAACGATGAAAAAGGAGTTGGCGTACGCGCTTATGCCACGCTGAAGGGTGAGAGTGAGCCACGAGAACTTATTCTGATGCTCTCTCAGGCTCAGGTACGAAATTCAACACTATGGGCATCAGATCCCCGTCAGCAACTGGCCTACCTTGCAGTGAAGCGCTGGGCTCGCCTGTACTGCCCTGACGTTATTCTTGGCGTTTACACACCAGATGAACTTGAAGAGCGACAAGAAAAGATTATCAATCCCGACCAGGGTACTCAAAACATCACCATGCAGGACATTAATTCTGAGAGTGTATCAACTACAGCTAGCACACAGGAAGCGGCTACCAAAGTTGAAGCCATGGCTGATGAGTTACGTAATCGCATTGATTCAGCAAATACACTGGAATCGGCAACCGCCGTCGGCAACAGCATAAACGAGGCTAAGCCTCTTCTTGGTACGGCCCTCCATACCGAACTAAAAAATAAGGCCACCCGCCGCTATCACATGGTTAAGCATCGTGATCTGGTTGAGACAGCTATTAATTCTCTTCCGCAACCAGATGCACCAGAAGCAACTGCATGTTTCAAAGCAGTTGAAAAGGCTCTCACAATGGCAAAGCGTCATTTAGGCGACAAACTCTACGATAAGTACCGCATCAATCTCAACGATATGAAACCAGAATACATCACTGCATAACGGAGACTGGCGGTCACTGGCCGCCTGAAATAACGATGAATAAATGGAAGCGAGCCGAAATACTGATTGTTCGCCAGTGTGCCGGAACAATACGGGTAGCAGATATTGGCCGACTGATTGGCAGAACAGACGGCGCTGTACGTGCAAAAGCACGGGAGTTACATATCAGTTTGCGCCTGCGAGGGGACTATCACCAGTCAGTTAAATATCCAGGTTGCAATGTCGAGATGGCGCGGGAACTGCATAACAAAGGTGCCCGTCGCCGGGATATTGCCGAAATGCTGGGAATGCCACTCGGCATGGTTAACCAGTATGTCTATTTCGACAGGAGGGTTGGCTAATGAGCAAGCCTAAAACTCATACTGGCGTCATCGTCACCAAAGACGGTGAAAAAACAGTAAAAATACGTGAGACAGCAACAACCTGGTGTGTCGGACCCCGCGAGACATACGACAAATTTACCGGGTGTCGTGTAGGCGCACCGCTCACAAAGCGCCGACTGAAGCTGGAAAGCATTAAACCAATTGAAGGCGGTGCAGCATGACCATAGTGAGCATTCCGGATGATTGGCAGACATGCGAAAAGTTATCCGATGATTCTTACGTTGATAACGCTCTACGTGAACTGGTTGAGGACACAACAGGTGATAACGGTGTGCGTGTTGTTCAGTCGGTAATCAGAGCATTGCGAGATAGCGGATTGATACGCACTTACCCCGATCTGTCACAACCAGTAGATCCGCAGATTTCCGAATATGAGCAAATCATGCTTCAGGCTGGTTGGGTTATGGTGCCCATCGAACCAACTGACGAAATGATAGCGGCGGCGATGGAATGTGATGATGTGGTTTTCGACAGTAAAGATCCAACCGCATTCTGTGTTCAGTATCGGGAAATATATTGCGCGATGGTGGATGTTGCACCAAAACCGGAGGGAAATAACAGATGAACTGGCCTGACTCATTTTTATATGTCGGATAGCGTGGGCATTTGCATATGCAATAACGCGCATCTGAATAATTAATTAACGGTAAAAACGCTTTTAAACACCGCTCACGCGGCGGGATTCGTGCAGCCTGAAAACAGGAAAACAGCGTGGAAAAAATATTGTGTTACGCCTTAAACCGCATCGTCGAACTGGAAAATATGCTGCTGCCGGCAATTCCGGAAACCATCTGGCCTGCTGAGGTGGAGCTTATTTTTTCCCGTACTGAAGGGGCCGGAGATTTGCCAGTACATCACCAGCACAGACTGAAGCACCACATTAACCGTATGTGGCTGGAACACCTGCCTGTCCCGTCAATTGTTACCGCCGCTGAGGTGTTGTGTAAGGAAATGGAGAAATACGCGTGAATAACGAAATCATTGTGGATAATTTTGCTGGTGGTGGTGGCGCCAGTACCGGAATAGAAATGGCGATCGGTCGCAGCGTTGATATTGCCATCAACCACGACCCGAATGCTATTGCAATGCATACAACTAATCACCCCGACACGCTACATTATTGTGAGTCGGTTTTTACCGTTAAACCCAAAATAGTGACCGCTGGCCGTCCCGTCGCGTTGGTGTGGCTCTCTCCTGATTGTCGCCATTTTTCCAAAGCGAAGGGTGCAAAACCTGTTGAGAAATCAATTCGCGGACTGGCATGGATCGAGCTTCGCTGGGGGCTGGAAGTAAAGCCACGGGTAATGATGCTGGAAAACGTGGGCGAGTTCAGAACGTGGGGGCCACTGCTTGCCGGGGAAATGCGTCCTGATCCTGAGCGTACCGGAGAAACTTTTGAGGCGTTTATCGGCATGTTAACTACTGGCATTCCGGTGGATCATCCTGCGCTGGCGGAATGCTGTGAGTTTCTGGAAATCGATATTCACAGTGATCAGGCAAAGCGACTGGTCAACGGTCTGGGGTATACCGTTGAATACCGGGAATTACGCGCCTGTGATTATGGCGCGCCGACCATCCGTAAGCGGTTCTTCATGGTGGCGCGTTGCGACGGTCAGCCGGTTGTATGGCCGGAACCAACCCACGGCGATCCGAAATCAGAAGCGGTGAAATCGGGTCGCCTGAAGCCCTGGAGAACGGCGGCAGAATGCATTGACTGGTCAATTCCGGCACCGTCAATTTTCGGGCGCAAAAAGCCGCTGGCTGAAAATACGCTCAGGCGTATAGCGCGGGGTATCCAGCGATTTGTCATCGACAGTGAACAGCCGTATATCGTGCCATTCATTGTGAAATGCAATCACACCAGCAGCAAGAGTGAATACGACTGTTTTCGCGGTCAGGGTTTACAGGAACCGCTACAGACAATCACAAAAAAACACGGTTATGCCGTGGCAGTCCCTCATCTTACAAAATTCCGTACCGGCGCTACGGGGCAAAATGTCACAGACCCCGCGCCCACCATCACCGCAGGCACATCGACGCGACCGGGTGGAAACGGTCATGCACTGGGTATTGTTGAGGCCGCATTAACACCTTTTCTGGCTGGTAATGGTGGCAGCGAGTACCAGGCAAAACCGAGACCGCTGGATAAACCCGCACATACCATTCTGAAGCAGTCCCGTGCCTGCCTGGTCGCCCCGGTCATTACCCGCCAGTTCGGGGCCAGTATCGGTCATCGGGCAGACGAACCGGGCGCCACTGTCACCGCTGGCGGTGGCGGGAAAAGCCAGTTAACGACCGCCACGCTTATTCAGATGGGCTATGGAGAACGTCCCGGCCAACAGCCTCGCGTACTCCAGCTCGGAAAACCGCTGGGCACGGTCACTGCTGGCGGCGGTAAGTTTGCTATCACCAGCGCATTCCTGGCGAAACATTACGGAGGGAATTATACGGGGCCGGGCGTGGGACTGGATGATCCAACGCACTCAATAACAACGGTCGATCATCACGCTGTTGTATCCGCGCACCTTATGGTCAATAACACAGGACATGCTGGCGGCGCTGCTGATTCACCTGCTCACACCGTCACAACGGGAAACCATCATGCTGTAGTCGCATCCCACCTGGTCAAATTGCGCGGCACCTGCCGGGATGGGCAGCGTACTGACGAGCCGATGCCGACGGTCACAGCAGGAGGCCTGCATGTAGGTAATATCGAGACCAGCCTTGCTGTCGATGAGTACGACGAAGAACGCGCACAACAGGTACTGTCGTTCCTGCGGAAATATTGCGGAGAAGACTGCACTGGTCTGGTCACTGTCAGCGGCGTGGTTTACCGCATCGTAGATATCGGAATGCGGATGCTGCAACCGCGCGAACTCTACCGCGCACAGGGATTTCCGGACTGGTACATCATTGAGCATGATTTTCGTGGTGTGAAATATGCGAAGGACAAGCAAGTAGCGCGCTGTGGTAATGCCGTGCCACCACAGTTTGCTGAGGCGCTGGTGCGTGCGAATCTGCCGGAATTGTGCGTCAACGGGGAGGTAATTGCAGCATGAAGAAGCCTGTCTGTATGTTCTGCGGCGCCCCGGCCACCCTGCTTTGTGACGGGATCATCGGCTGGGATGCCGATGAGGACAAACACGGGCTCATGACAAAATGTCGTGGCATGTTCACCTGCGACGCACCAGTATGCCGGAGCTGCGCTACATGGCATGGCAACATATTTTTCGATGGAAAGATCCGGATGATGGATACACGCGACCTTTGTCCGCTGTGTCAGAAGCTGCACAAAGCAGGTGAACACATACGCGTTGCAGAACACAGGAAGCATTCTGCACTACCGCAACCGTGTCTTACCAAAGAGCAGGCTGCGATTATTCGCGCCGCACATTGGGCTGGGTTCGCTAACAGCTATACCAGAAGCATAGAAATACTGAAAGGTGGCGGGCAGCAAACCTTTGATTTTTGAACCTGATTATTAGTAATCAACCCCGATCGCTCGTCACACAGTATAGTTGACGGCGGTCATGCAGTAAGGAGACATGACCAATGTATAAATTCACATTGTCACCTTTGGAAATAGCAGAAATTACTGGCTATCAGCGTTACACCCACCAGCAGCGACAACTGCGATGTCACGGAATCCCATTTACTACAGATGGGAAAAACAGACCGATTGTTTTACGCAAACACCTGACACCAAACACGACTGAATTACCAAAGGTTGACGAGTATGTTGAAACTGAACCCAACTTCGACGCCATTTATGGGAAGACCACGTAAGAATCCGAAAGATAACCAACTGCCCCCACGTGTTACCAGAAATAAGTACAGTTACGTCTGGAAACCGAAGGGAACTAAACTCAGCATAACATTGGGAAAAATTAGTGATACCACCATGTCTAAAATCTGGCAACGCTATGAAGAAGAAAAGGCAAAACGTCATGATGTGATGACGTTTGCGAAATTATGGTCGAAGTTTCTGGACAGCCCAACATTCACCGAACTGGCCATTAGGACTCAGGATGACTACCGGCAACACCAGAAAAAGTTACTGGCGGTATTTGGGAAGATGAAAGCTGACGATATCAAGATAGAACAGGTTCGTATTTATATGGACAAGCGCGGAGTGACCAGCAAGAACCAGGCCAACCAGGAGGTATCGAGCATGTCTCGCGTATTTGGGTGGGGTTTTGAGCGGGGTTATGTCCGTAATAACCCATGCAAAGGGATTAGGAAATTTACTCTGGTTGATCGTGATGTCTATATTCCCGATGAGGATTACCTGGCAATTTATGAACATGCTCGCGTAGAGGTTCAGGTTGCAATGGAAATATCGTATTTGTGCGCGGCGCGCGAGGGTGACGTGTTTGATTTAAAGATTCCAGATCTCCGAGCTGATGGTATTTTCATTGAGCAGAACAAAACAGGCAAAAAGCAGATCAAGAAATGGACGCCACGTTTGCAGGCAGCCATCTCCCTAGCGAGCAAGCATTTTGCGAACAAGTCCGCAGCCGGTTACGTTATTCCCTCGCCCAGCGGTGGAAAAATGAATAAGAAAACGTTCAACACCTGGTGGAATAACGCTAAGAAGGCCGCAGCCTTGAAACTTGGCAGGCCGATTCAAGGAACTTTCCACGATATAAAAGCTAAGGCAATTTCAGATTATGAGGGAAGCAGTAAAGAGAAGCAGCTATTCAGCGGCCACAAGACAGAAAGCCAGGTAGTAACTTACGACAGGAAAGTGAAGTTATCACCAACTTTAGACGTCCCACCATTAGCTAAGGGAGATTAA